CGGCTAGGTGCCCTTTACTCGCCGCCCAGCGTAGAGCCTCGTCGCCACGGGCCCTAACGTCAGCGCCCTTTTCGACGAGGAACTGCACTACGGCTAGGTGACCGTAGCGCGCCGCCTCGCATAGCGCATAGTCGTCCCAGGCCCTAACGTCAGCGCTCTTTTCGATTAGGTACTGCACTACGGCTAGGTGCCCGTTATACGCCGCCTCGCGTAGCGCCTCGTCGTCTTGGGCCCTAACGTCAGCGCCCTTTTCGATAAGGAGCTGCACTACGTCTAGGTGACCGTTATACGCCGCCCTGCGTAGCGCATAGTCGTTATAGGCCCTAACGTTAGCGCCCTTTTCGATTAGGTACTGCACTACGGCTAGGTGACCGTAGCGACTAAACGTGATTAAGTCGTTGTTAAGGACGGTTTTATAACCTATGATTGTCGCCATTAGCTTTCCGCTCCTGTAATAATAGTTATCATAAACTTATTATAATTTATGCTAATCTTACCGGCTTGCATCCCTACTATATAGGATGTGTTTTTAAGCTTGTCGATAACCTGAGAGGACTTAAGTGCGGTCTCAATGCGGCCCTCGCCAGCAGAAGTATCGACTACTCTACCCTGTGAATGTAAAAATGTCCTTAAAAAATATTCAGTATAATCAGCGCTCATGATAGCCCCTTTTCGGCCACTCGCCAAGCCGTCTCAATCTCGTCATATATCTTCAACCACTCCTCATCGGACGGCCTATGGTCCCTCATACTCGGATTAATCATTAGTACGTAGTTTATTACCTTATCCGCGTTCACTAATTTCCCCGACCAAAATTGCTCGTCTACGTAAGTAGAGAATTCATTAGTATCCAAATATTGTTGTACGATCTCTAGCAATCTCATTTCCTAGTTTCTCCTAAATATTCTATGACAGTTACTACCCCAGCCATTATGAGTACCGCCGGGAGAAGAATGATCGACATGGCTTTTATGAGGAACTCTAAATCCGAAAATACCGCAAGCATAATAAGCATGATTACGGCCCCTATAACCAGTACTTGTAGCATATCATTGACCTTTCTTAATAACATTCTTTAAATATTGTACTACGGCTAGGTGACCGTAGCGCGCCGCCTCGCGTAGCGCCGCGTCGTCCTGGGCCCTAACGTTAGCGCCCTTTTCGATTAGGTACTGCACTACGGCTAGGTGCCCGTTAATCGCCGCCCAGCGTAGCGCCTCGTCGTCACGGGCCCTAACGTCAGCGCCCTTTTCGATTAGGTACTGCACTACGGCTAGGTGCCCACTCTCCGCCGCCTCGCATAGCGCATAGTCGCCCCAGGCCCTAACGTTAGCGCCCTTTTCGATTAGGTACTGCACTATGGCTAGGTGCCCGAGGCGGCTAAACGTGATTAAGTCGTTGTTAAGATCGTTTTGAGTATTTTGCATTTAAATAAACTCCACTATAATACGCCTTTTCTTAAGCGCTCCTTTATACTTACTAATATTCTTAGCGTTTACAAGGGTTAGCCTTTTATTAATCTTTAATCTGATCCCTGGGCACTCTCTTGGAACTACGTACTTAATCATACCTTAATAGTCTCTAGCTTAATTATAGGTCGCTCATCTACCGTAAATCCAGTTATCCTAACTACGTGAATGTCTTTTTTAGACAGGAGCACGTTATTGTGCTTAGACTTAGCCAGGCACTGCTCTATTGATTCGTAAGCCTGTGTGCTATCCTTCCATGTACCAGGCTTTGACACTAACTGGTACTGCGTGGGAGTAACATACTCTAGCGCAGTTATGTATATATTACGATTTTTCATATATTCTAACCTTTCTTAATAACATTCTTTAAATATTGTACTACGGCTAGGTGACCGTTCTCCGCCGCCCAGCGTAGCGCCGCGTCGTTACGGGCCCGTACGTCGGCTCCCTTTTCGACGAGGTACTGCACTACGTCTAGGTGGCCCTTCTCCGCCGCGTAGCGTAGCGCCGCGTCGTCACGGGCCCTAACGTTAGCGCCCTTTTCGATTAGGTACTGCACTACGTCTAGGTGCCCATTCTCCGCCGCCTCGCATAGCGCATAGTCGTCCCAGGCCCTAACGTCAGCGCTCTTTTCGATTAGGTACTGCACTACGGCTAGGTGACCGTAGCGACTAAACGTGATTAAGTCGTTGTTAAGATCGTTTTGACACTCTACTGTTAACATAAAAATATTCGCTATCCTTTATCTTTAAAAATTTAGCGCCCGTGAACTCTTTTTTAAGCATAGTACCTACTGTATCGCTCACTTCAATGTAGCCCAGATTCTCCATTTCAGAGGATCTAACATCTACTTTAAACATTTTCAACACGGCTAATACCTTTTTGATATAATCAGGGTGGATAGAACCATTCCCTTTGCCTTTAATTTGATTCATTTGATCTTGTTGAAGTTCAAAAGTGGCATGAGGCATGTTAAGGGGGTCTCGTAAAGAAAGGACCTTAGTATTAGTCCTGTTAGCGTAACTCCCCGCACAGTGTCGCATAAGATAGCCTTCTCTTTTAAAGGCATTTTCGCCGACTAACTCTACTAATTTAAATCCGTCGCTAAATCTCTTAAGTACTTTAATGTCGGCCTCAGATTCTTGGATATGCTCGCCCTTTTTTATGAGGGTCTTATTCCACTTGTCCGTTGCAGCTTTAGCCTGCGCGTAGCTCATTTTCTTAAGTCTAGTAGGCGCTTTGTCTGACGCTAAAAAGTCCAGAATGTGCTCTATTTCGACCTGATTCTCGGTGCCCTTTTTGATAGTGGCGGCCAGCACAGTCCTAATCCAATTCTGAACTTCGGCGCTAGGGTTATTATAGGTCAAGTATTTAGTTAACTGTTGCATTTTATATTCTCCTTTAAATAAGAATGTTTTTATTTAGCACATGCTGCGGGATATACCACAGAATCTGCTCTTCTGAGAGAAGCACTTTACGTGTAGAAAGGCCAGAGTATGATCTAAGCTCTACTTTACCGCCTAATATTTCTAGTTCGGGGGGATCGCCGGGCAAGTAATTACCGTTGTATACAAGATCAGGTTTACCTCCATAGAATCTAAAGTCTACTTCGAACTCTCTACCGTTATATAAAAAGCTAGAAGTCATTACACCGGAACGCATCATGCCTCCTTATTTAAATTTATAGACTTAACCCAAGTTACCGGATCTGTCTTGATAGACACTACGCCAGTATCTGCTAGATTTTGTAAAAAGTCCACTATTTTTTGTCTAATTTTATGCGTACCTAGTCGTCGTTCTAGTTTAGAGACTAGTTCTACATATAGCGTGCGTCCTCCTAGTTGAGTTAATATGTCTATAATCATAGATTTAGTTAGCACTTGCATTTTTAGACTCCTTAATAACATTCTCTAAATATTGTACTACGGCGAGGTGACCGTTACCCGCCGCCCAGCGTAGCGCCTCGTCGTCCCAGGCCCTAACGTCGGCGCCCTTTTCGATGAGGTACTGCACTACGGCTAGGTGCCCGTTATTCGCCGCCCAGCTTAGCGCCTCGTCGTTACGGGCCCGTACGTCGGCTCCCTTTTCGACGAGGTACTGCACTACGTCTAGGTGCCCGTTATTCGCCGCCCAGCGTAGCGCCGCGTCGTTACGGGCCCGTACGTCGGCTCCCTTTTCGACGAGGTACTGCACTACGTCTAGGTGGCCCTTCTCCGCCGCGTAGCGTAGCGCCTCGTCGTTACGGGCCCGTACGTCGGCTCCCTTTTCGACGAGGTACTGCACTACGTCTAGGTGGCCCTTCTCCGCCGCGTAGCGTAGCGCCAAGTCGTCACGGGCCCTAACGTCAGCGCCCTTTTCGATGAGGTACTGCACTACGGCTAGGTGCCCGAGGCGGCTAAAGGTAACCAAGTCGCGGTTTAGATCATCTAGTAATTCTACTGTTAACATATATGCGCGCTCTCTGATTTAATTTCTATAACCCTTAGGGATAGGCGTACTAAGTTATAAGGTCGCCTAAGTTTAGCAGATAGGTAGTCAGTTAGTACGTCCTCCGCGGCTAGGGCCGCCATAAGTCTCGGGTCTTCGAAATAATCGTCGCTCTTCAGGGATACCGGCACACTATATAACTTACCTGCATATTCTATACCCACTAAATAATCTAACATGTCCGCCCCTTACTCTAGCTCACAGCTAGTCGTTGTTTTAAAGTTACACCCTCTACCATCGGTAGTAACATAGTTAGTGTTGTCTAGCAGCATAACCAATCTAATTAGACTAGCGTTACCTGGCGAAAAGACCGCATATAATTTCTCATTCACACAGAATAGAACCTCTGGATGAGTTGCTGTATTCGCCGTATCTAGACACGGGACCACTGCACTCATGCTAGTATTTTGTCCCGGGTCTCCTTGAGGCCCAGTCTCGCCCTGTGGCCCAGTTTCTCCTTGAGGACCACCTAAACCCGGCGCCCCTTGCTCCCCATCTTCACCATGTTCAATTAAGTTATCAGGATGGCCCGGGCACCTTATGATCACTCCTCGTGAATCTGGTATAGACCGGCATCCTACGGGCTCTGGTGCGCTCACTGATAGTGGATATTCGGTACCGCATCCAGCCAGTGCAGCTAAAACAAAAACTCTATTTAGTCCCATAAGTCTCCTTAATTATTTTATATAAGTCTTCTAATGTAGGCGCGCTAGTTACATGCCTAAGCTCCGCGCCTGTTTTAGTGTCCTTTAGGTACAGCGCCCACCCCCAGTCTAGATGCCGTATAGCTAAACTATGTCTATCTAGTATCCTCTGGATAGTGCTAAATGACTCTATGTCCATTTTTAAACACCCTCTCCAGCAGCGTCGGCTATGCTGGCAACAAAGCTGTCTGTCTTTAAAAGCTTATCTAACTGCGTTACTAACTCGAATATAGAGCTAAATTCAATGTCTATACTCTTTAAATCGTCGTATTTACGGTGATATGGTGCATCCTTGACGCTAACCGTTAGCCGTATATTAAGTTCATTAGGTCCTGTCAACATAAGATCGGCCCCTATTAATGTCGTAGACTCTGAATCCTCTGCTCTATAATTATCAAAATCGTCTAACTGATCATCCGTCAATTCAGCATCTGCTGGTATTTTACGCGCCTCCTTAAAGGCCTCTAAGTTGTATTTATAAAACTCATCTAGGGTCTTGTGTGCGTTTTCGAAGATACCTGACAGAGCGTACTCTGCGTGTCTGTTGTCTAGATAAGATATAGCCTCTAATCCGCCCTTGTTGTGACTATAAGGCATGAACCCGTCTCTGGATCTGCACTCTAATCGGTCTATTCTGTCGCGGCTAAAGCCTAGACCCTCTATTAAAAAGTCTCTCAACATTTGCTCTAAGCTATCGGCCTCGCTCGTACTCAACTCAGGCATATCCTCTATTTTAAATGCGTGCATACTGGCTTATCCTTTCTTTTGCTTGTTATGTTAGCCACTATATAGCACTATGCTGCTATAGTGTATTAAGTTTATATTAAATCTGCGTTAGGTCTATTTAAAGCTTTCTGCTTAACTATCAGTTACTTAAGTCTAGGCTAAACTCGCCACTTAAGCTCGTTTTGAATTTAGGGCCTCGACTGCGTAACCTTAAGCCTAAATTAAGTCTATTCAGCTCTAACTAAAATCAGCTACTTAGCAGAACGGGCCACTAATACGTCTATATAGAATAGATAATCATTATCCATAACATGTACACATATAAATAGACTGTGTGTAAAGGCTATAGTGAAGACTTAATCATTAGTATAGGGTGTTCTATAGGACATATAGCAAAGTACCGACTATAGGGCGTATAGAGCGTCTAATAGAGTCTTAAGTCTAGGTGAGTACAGGTGTACTATTCGTTAATCTATTCAAAGCTTTGGATTGAGAGTGAGCGATGAGGTGGAGGAGTGATGGTTATAGTCACACTCACACCCTCTTCTCCCCCATAAACTCAACTACTTAGCCCTGTCTCAATTCCCAAAGCCTATCCCACAATGCCCGCCTATAAGCACTGGCCACTTCTATCCACTCCCCTAGAGCCGCCCGCTCTATCCCCTCAGCCCCTCTATAGGCTATAGTCATCGCATTCAGCTCTAATTGAAGCTCTACCAGCTCCCCCTGTACTGTACTCATGTCTAAACTATCCATAAATCCCCCTTAGTATTGTCTTTCTAGCATTTAGGCCGTGTCTTACGGCTTAAGTATCAGTTTTAAATCAGTGATATATCGGTGTAAAAATAACACACTATAGACCTATCATTGCCTATAGGATATACTCTAAACTGGGGTAGAGTGTAGCCCGCCCTTAATAGCCCGCCTGCCCCCTCTACGCGATATCAACTAGTTACGCAATCACTATACGCGACGCCCGACTAGTTACTCTTTGGCGTAGTACTCGCCGTCAGGTCCTTGCTCTAGTTCTCCGCCTTGTGCCAAAGCATCGGCGTAGTCAGCCGCCCCTACCCTAAAGGCTATGGGGTCCACTACTTTGAGCGCATCCCCTTGCAAGTACTCATACCCGCCTATTTTGACCGGCGGCAGTTCATTTAAGAAACCCCTGTATAATTCGAATTCGTTAACTCTAGTCATTTTAAAACCCCCTATCCTTAATAGTAATATAGTACTGATTCAGGTCAGGCCTGAAACTCCATGATTAGTCTCATACGTTGCCCCCTTACTGTACCGCCACAAAGGCGGCTAATTGAATGATTGCGTGTCCGACTGCCCCAAAGGCTAAACTCAGTAGCGCTATTGCAATGATTCCGTTGAATGTCATTTTATTTACTCCTTATAATCTTATAATGCCCGATTTTTTAGGCCGGGCTAATTAATTTTACGTTAAGATTTAGGCGGCTAACCTCAATACTCCTAGCATGTCGTTAGCTTTGGCCTGCGCTATTTTGCGAAGTCTGATTAAGTCTTGAACATTGTCTACTAGTCCTGACCGCATGATCTCTACCTCAGTCCCTCTCCACTTAATAAAGAATACAATGTGTTTATGATGGTACTTGAACTTGATTGGTTGCATATGTTTATTTCCCTTTCCTATTCTGTTTAGGTCTTATACTTATATACATGCAAGGCGTGTGCCAAGACTAACTGTTGATAATCATTGGATTGTGTAGATCATATGATGTAGAAGTTCTTTACACTTTTATTAAGATTAGGTTAGCCCCGCCTGATAGTCCCATGACTTCAACTACTTAGCTTAGGTGTAGAAGTTATAGACAGGTGTCATTAGTTTGGTCGATGGGTCGGTGCATTATTTTGTACATACAATAGACGGCGTGGCGGGCATGGTGTAGACTATAGACATGTTAGACTTGAGCAGGAGTATAGACTATAGGCATAGCCTAGGCATAGCTAAGTCTAGGCAAGGCTTGACATAGGGAATAGCCCCCCCCCTGTGGCCAACGGCACCGTCGTACGGGCCTATTGCCAGACACACACCCCGACCCCTTTTTTAAATCCGGCCCCGAAGTTTAGACCGCCCCCAAACTGAGTAACTGCACAAGCGCCCTGCCCCCTCCAAAATCCAGACGGCTATAAGTTTGAGTAACTGCTAGTCGCGACCGTATCATACCTCTAAAGGTATAAACTAGACCTAAAGCTCTAAAAGCATACCCGCTAGGGTACACTGGACTAGAAGTCTAGGCTAGGTTATAATGGAGCTTAGAGTGACTAAGCTAGTCGAGGCTATATCCAAAGGTAGCGTAGTTTAGGCTTAGGGCGTATAACGCGCTAGGAAGGCCTAGATTAAACGATTAGCTTAAAGGTAGTACGTAGGTGGCCTAGACTAGGCTACGCTTAATAGCGGGGCGTATAGGCCGTTTAAATGGGTAATAGCATAAGGAGACGATAATGCAGACTAAAGGTAAAATTATTAACTTGTACGTGCATAGGAAGACAGGGGAACTGTATACTCAAGTGAGTACGAGTAACTATAGAATATTGGATTCAAGAGGTAACCCTATTAAAACCCAGCATTTAGAGTTGATAGATTCTTGGATAGAATTAGATAATGAGGGACTTTTAAGCTCAGGGTTTTGGTATGACCTAGGCCTGTTCACTGCTTTGATAGGGACTATCGTAGGTACCTGTTATTTAATCGTAAAGGCGTTATTTAATATGCCCCTCCCGCTGACTTAATTTATCAAGCGAGCACTGCATCACTTAAACGGCATGCGCTGACCGCTCCTGCCGTGCCGCGCCTACCCCCCCCCCCTAGTTATCAGCCTAGTTATGCGCTATTATTAAACTCTAATGGACACTATTCTAGGCCTAGGCATTTACTTTAGCTTCGCTATATTCTTTTTAGTTATTATGCCTCAGGCTATGGTGTTTGTATTTCGAGTACTTAACTACGTAGCCTCGATATTAGGCGATAAATAGTACCTTAGGGCTAGGCCGTAGCTCACAACAAATCTTTATATGAAGCCTGACGACACTAAAAAACTCTATCAAGATACTAATGGAGATCTTTGGGTAGTGGAGTCTACAGACTACTTGTATGCACCTACCGGCATAGTTTACATATTTGAATCAGCTCAAGGTAAGATCTACTCTACCTTCTCACCAGAGACCTTAGGGTACGTTTTAGTCGACGACTTTACTGAGTAAGGGCACGCTTTAAAACTTGACCGTTACCCTGAACTCTCGCTTTGAGTCAGATTTTGAAGCTAATACAAATAAAATCTTATAGTTATTATCAACTACGTCAATAAGCTCGTAACCATAGTCGATCTCATTTTGCACGATTTCTTGGAACTTAGATTTAAGTTCGGAGTCGCTACGATCTTGCGTGTCTATGTACAAGAATTCATAAGTATTAGCTCGTTTTGTCATGATTAGTTCCTTTTAATCTAGCTTATAGCAAATTATATTTTGATCTAGCTGCCTAAAGCACTTGTAGTTTATCTCTGCAGGATCTATAAGTAGCTGTATTTCTTGTTTAGGAGTAAAGAATAGTGACGCGCATCCTTGCAAGAGGCTTAGCATTAGGCTCAGCATTACAACGCGCATGGATCTATTCAACGCTTTCTCTAATTAAATCACATCGCTGATCGACTAAAGAACGATCAAGACACATTTCCTCTACGGCCCGACGCTGAATGTTACCTAATAGGTGTGCGCCCAGTCCTACAACTGCCGCCATTAGTAATAAAATCATGAAGATAGCCATAATAGCATCCTTAAGTACTTGCATAGACTCCATTATAGCAGCAAGCATCGCTCAAGTAAAGTAGATATTTTGATCATAATGTGCTAATAATAAGAATATGAGTCAATTTATTGCAATTATTATGGTAATAATGGTCTGGGCGATGCCATCTGAAGCCAAGAACAAATATAAGCAGACAATGAAACGCCAAAAACTAAAGTCAGCTCAGGAGTTGCAGGATAAGGGGCCTATCTCAGAAGAAGACGCGCTGTTATACCCGCTATCTGGCGTAGAGTCGTCTTATGGAACTGATTTAGATCATAAGACTATGAAGACGGGAATACATGCCGGTACGGCGGCGCAAGGCCCGTTGGGAATGATGCCACTAACTTTTAAGGACGTCGCTAATAGAGTTCGATTACGCAAAGAAGAGCTAGGCCTAGCCCCCGATTTTGAAGGTGACCCAGAAATAGAACAATGGGCCAGGCATCCTAATATTGATGAAGTAGCGTTCGCTATGCGCGAATTCCCTGATATGACTCAAAGAGCTGCCAGATACTTAGAGCGACACCTAGAACATAGATTTCCAGGAGACGAGAATCTTGCTAAAAGAGCGTTTATGTGGAATCAAGGCCACGCAATGAAGGATTCTAAAATTCCCAGTGATGCTACAATAGAAAAGCACGATTATACTAAGAAGTTTCGTCGCGAAAGTGCTAGAAGATTCAAGAAATTAGAGGAAGCTGCTAGAAAAGCCAAGGCGTCAGACCCTAGTAGTTCAGATAGTATTCCTTAGCTTGTAGCAAGCCCCACTCCCGCCTATTAAGGCGCCTAACTTTACTGCAGTCAAAAGAGTTAATAGCTAGATGGGGCTCAAAACCACTTACTAGATATACGTTACTATTAACCTCCCCAACGTCCGGTAAATTTGATGTATTTTCTCGGTATTGTATGAGTTCTTCCATATATCTAACTAGGGCCATATTTTCCGGATAATCAATAGGCTTACTCATTATCAATCCCTAAACTTCGTCTGGATGAGAATTTTTTAGCAGCTTTTGCACTTTTATCGTAAATAAGATCGATGCTATTTTGCAGCGTAATATCGTAAAGTTTGGACCTAACTACAATTTCTTTTATATGTGCTGCAGATAGTTTAGAGTACTTATCTTTTTTAATCTGAAGCATAGCCTCTTCGTTAGCAGCCCCTGCCATAAAGAAGTTAAGTAACGCTGCCCTAAACTCTGGATTTGGCGGCTTGACTTCAATTACATCGTCGAATCTTTGAGGTCTATTGGTCAGATTCTCTAAGAACATTTCCGGAAAGTTAGTGGTGGCTAGGATAACCGTAGGAACTTTAAACGTGCGCTCTACGTTATCTAATAGCGCTAGTAAGGATGATTCGGACGGTCTGTAAGCGTCAGCAGACTCTACTCCGCCAAGATCTTCAATTATCAGAAAGAAACGCTTAATCCCGTGAGTCTCGTAATCAAAAGAGTTCAGGAACGTCTTTACTACGCTAGCCTCGTACTTGTCAGTTGGCCATAACACAATAGCCGTATCATTACTAGCGACATATTTATTACACACTTTTGCTATTACTGTACTTTTGCCGCAACCTGGGGGGCCGTATAATAGAAATGATCGTTTAGGGTCGATTTTAAGCTCTTCGTAAATATTGAGGCGATTAAAAAATACCTCAACCCCGCGCTCCACTGCCATAACCTCTACGTACTGGTCTAGTATATCCTGCGAGGTAAATTCCGTAGGGACTAGTGATAAAGCCTGATCTACTATAGCCATAGTAAATAGACCGGGCAAAACGGGAGTTTTCTTAAACTTAGCGCCCTCGTCCGTTTTAAATCCAAACTGCATTAACTTATTATTAGTCGATAATATGGTGAAATCAGCTTCTTGAATCTCAGCCCCAAGCTCCATCGTGCTGAAATCTGCAATATTCTTAAGTATGAATTTTCCTGCCATTTAGTTATAATAACGCATACTTATAATATTTACAAGCTATAAACAAATATTAGTAGGCAATAATATGGACTTTATTACTAAACCTAAACTCTTAAAGGGCGTATCTGTGGACAGTGGTCCTCGTATTAAGAAGTTCAAATCGACTATTCGTATTAACGGTAAGCTAAAGCATTTAGGTTACTATAAAACTGAACAAGAAGCTCACGATGCTTATGTAAAAGCTAAGTCGGAGTTAGACTCTGCTCAAAAGGATAGTTAATGACTAAAAAAGAACAAGAAGCCGCTATCTTAAGAATGCTTAGCGAAGCTAAACTAAATCAAGATTCTGCTATAGCACCTATGACTGACGAAGATATGCGTCAACTTAGATCAAGGCGAATGACTGACGAAGATATGCGCCAACTGAGTGGCGCTACTAAACAGAGTGCCGGTAACTGGAGCGGACTTAAGAAGCTCATTATGGGCGACGAGGCTGTTACTGATGCGCCTTCTGGGGTACTAGAGCACTTAGACGCTTATACTGGCGCTCCTGCTAGATCTGCTATCTCTAAGCTGCAAGACGACTTTACTGACCTTCCAGGCGCAGCTAGAGCTTATGCTGAGCAGTTTGGGGAAAAGCCTACTAAAGCTCCATCAGGCGCTGATCTCGCTAAGAAAATGCAGTTAGAAGGTATTCCGGCTGCTGTAGCCGGCACTGCACTAGAGTTGGCCGCAGATCCTAGCTCCGCTATTACTGGCGGACTTAAATTAGCTAGCGTGCCACTTATTGGATTAAAGGCGCTTAAGGCCGTTGATGCTGCTGGCGACGCTGCTAAAGTGGTAAAGGGTGTAGATACTGCAGCCGACGCTGCTAGAGCCGTTAAAGCCGCAGAAACAGCCGCTAGTGCTGCTAAGACTGCCGGAACTGCAGAAGATGCCGCTAGAGCCATTAAAGCCGCCGACACGATGCAAGCATTATCCACAAAGCCAATGAGCGCTTCTGAGCAGTTAATTGCCTCAGCTAAGGCTAAAAGAGCTGAGGAGCTAGCTCAAAAAATTAAGATGGCCGAAGAGGCTAAAAAAGAAGCGGGACTTGAGAAGCTTTGGAGAGAGACAGTTGGGGAATCTGCTGCGGCTGCTCAACAAGGTCCCGTACTGCCGGCTAAGCCCACTAGACCAACTTCACTGGCTGAGACTAAAGCACGTACAGATACCGTGTTTGACGAAATTAAAGGTACTAGTACTGCGGATGCTATCAGAAACTCCAAGCTTAATCCTGTAGCTGGTAAGCACGGTGGGATTATATTCGCAGATGATAGTGCAAGATTACAAAGACTCCGTTCTAAGTTCAAAAAATAAGGCAATCTAGCGTGGCCGCGAATAATATAGCTAATCTCGAGGGAATGTATAAAGAGATTCAAGGCGGAGTATCATCAGATAAGCGCCGTAAGACGCCTTTTCAAAAACTAATGACTAAGTTTAAGAAAAAAGTGAAAGAAAAGCTACCAAAGCCCGAGACACCGCGTAAGTAAATAGACCTAGTACAAATAAATACACTAATATCATTATACTAGCAAACTTAATCTCGTTCATTTGCCGATCTCCTCATTATACTTACTAACAGCAGTTCCGTCTAAGTATTTACCTGAATATTTCTGAGTAGATTCCGTAACTTTAAAGAATACTAACTGACTAAGTGACATGCCTCTGTAGATTTTTACTGGCTGCTGCACGGATATAGCCATAGTCCACTGGCCGCTGTAACCATTATCGCCAAGTCCGCCATCGCTAGTCACTGAGATGCCTAATCTAGCTGCACTAGAACGCCCATAGAGGATAGCTACTACTCCGTCAGTAGCCACTACCTCCTGGGACTTCACTAGGTATACCCTTCCTGGGTACAAGATATAAGGCTCTGCACCTATCTTTGTAACGTAAGTAGTTGGCTTAGCTTTAGGGTCTAAGATCGGATCGGAAAGCTCTGTAACCTCATCAGATATTGACAAGTTGTACGAGTTGGGCCCTAAATTATCCACATTAAAGCTAGATATTTTAATATTGCCGGAGCTAATGTTTTCCAGTATCTCAGACGCAACTAGCATTTTATTCCTCGCTCTTGGCAGCAGCAGCAGCAGCGGCCTTCGCAGCGTCGATAGCAGCATTACGAGCCTGCTCAGCTTCGAATTCATCCATCTTTTCCAAGAGAAGCTTAATTCTTCGATCTTGCTCAGCCAGTGGCAGTTTAAGAATTCCTTTTACGAATCTCTTATGATTATTGACTAATTCGTACTTAGTTTCTTTACTAACTAAGCTTTTAGGTTGAATTGTAATTAGCGGCTCGTCTTGCATGCCCAGGCGAGTAGCGATTTCACTAAGAATAGCTTTATTTTTTGAATTCTTTTTCATACTGCTCCACTACCTTTCGCTGTAGACCTAGATCTCTCCTAAGTGCGGCTCTACCCTCTGCTGAAGCTTTGGCGTACATGACAATCATACCTGCCGTATCGCTCAAAACCTCTGATACTGTACTGGCCACCGTATACTTAGCAATTTCCTCAGAAGCTTCGTCTAAAGCATTTAATGTCTTTTCTACCACTTCGTATGCGTTAATAGATAATTTAACCGCTTCTTTATTCATTTTACCGCCTTTCTGACTACATGTCTACCTGCAATCATTAATCCCCCTGCCACTACAAATTCTACTATAGCGAAGTAGGGACTTCCTACGGATAAGCTATAGAACCCGAGCCCCATAGACACGTATCCGCATAGAATCATAAAGATTCCAGTAAGAGCATCTTTAAATTGCTGATCTAAATCTCTTTTTGTCATATTATAAATTACGTAAAAATTTTACTAATTCTTTTCTAGAAATAACAACGCCCCATCCCAGCTCATCGCCGGCAAACAGTACGCCCACTACGTTACCGAAAAAATTTACTACAGGAGACCCAGAAGATCCGCCCCTAACTGGTATGTTAGTAAGGCCTGCGTCTCGCACAAGCTGGGTGCACAGGGGACCGGAGATTGTTTGCTCGGTTTTATACATTCCGCGCTCTAGCTTACATGGGCCAGGGCGAACTAACACAGCCACTTGCTCATAACCAACAATTTCACCCAAAGTAAGTGTCAGTGGTTGAAGTTTAGGATGCCCGAGAATTCCCACAGTCTCCCCAAGCTCTACTCCACCTGATACAGTAAGACCTTCAATATTCGTAGGATTAGATAAGGCACATAAATCTGTAACAATTGACACTTTTACCCGGGTAAATCTGATGCGCTTACCATTAACATCCCTGGAATAAAGATATGAGCCGGGAATATTACACACATGTGCGTTAGTTATAATATAAGTCCTACCAGACGCAGCTTTAAGGGCAAATCCTGTTCCACCGCTATTCTCTGCTAAGTTAGTAAGTCGTACTACCTTAGCGCCTACGGTAGACCTAATGTACGAGTTATGAAGCCCTGGAGCCAATGCCCCCAGGAGCACTACTACCCCTGTAAACAGCGCCATACCTGACAGCACTGCAGCTACCTTGAGTTTAATTCTTAAACTCCTTTTAATTGTGGTACGAATATTCGACATAATTCCTTTCTTGTCTGCTAGAGTGTTAATAATACCACACGTATTTGACAAGCGCAAGATCTAATGCTATATTTCAAATTACAGACCTCCTACTGGGGAGGGGGGAGTACTAATATAGGACTATATATAGTACATAGTATAGTACGCACTATATACGTCTACAATGACATCTTAGGATGTCTGTACATCCTGAGACCTTTAAACGAAAGTGTGAAATCTAATAATGTACAAGGGTACATACACGTATCCTTAAATCAGGCGCAGTCTCTATCGTTGCGAAGCCCATAAAGCTTTCGCGCTTTCTGGGCGGTATAATCATCGTGTAAGCTTAGTGAACGTTTTGCACAACTCTAGGCCTGTCCTGGATTTATTATACACCAAAAATCAATCTTGTCAAGTAAAATCGTAAAAGCGTATTAATTTGACTATCATATGAAAAGCGTATATAATATCTATATGGAAGGTATATCTGGAGTACACGTAAACTACGGAGTAGTTCTAAATCTTATGCAGGCTGTAAGGGCATTTTCTGAGGACGTTATGTCAGACGACCCTTTCGTTAGGCAGAAATCTATCATGATTGTTGAGCTTTTATTTAGTTCTATTAGAGAAGTGCTATCGGCTGCCGCGATGGCCGAGACACCAGAGAATAAGCAGCTTGTGCGCAAGGAACTTGAGAATACTATTAAAGAGATTCAAAATAGTATAGCTAAGACAGTAGACCCTAATAAGGTTATAAAGTTTCCTGGTACTAATAGCGATGGATCTACTCCACAGGCTTGAAACAAATATAAGTATAGGATTTTAGGGTCAAGACAGACAGCCTTAAATAAGGCAAGTGCTTAAAAATAAGCGAAAACGAGCTGCAACGACCAATCTTATTTTTATTTACAACCTACCGACGATTATCGTTGATGGTTTACTATAAACCTACCATTAGGCGGTTTAAGGAGAATAAATGACTAAGCTAGAAGAACTTACTAAAAAGACTGAGGGCCTGAATAAGGCACTGTCAGAGCTTAACGACTACCGTAATGCCGTTAAAGCCGCAACATTTCCTGGAAAGTCTATCGAGGACGCCGCTAAGCTCCTCAAATTCCTTAATGACAACTACACCTCTCTTCATGCGCAATTTATGAAGAGTGTCGAAGAGGGACTAGAGCTTGAGAAGCAAGCTGAGGCCGAGTCTAAGCTTCAAGTAGAAGCCGACGCTTCTTCCGATAAGAGCTAAGTATGAAGCATTTAAGCACTGGCAAATTAGCGGCACTCGTTGCCGTAATACACAGTATTATAGTTGCTCCATCAGTATACATGACAGTTATTGCAGCAGTAGGCCTTATTTCAGACGTAGTGCAGGAATATATGTCTAGCCGTAAAGAGTTATTGTCCAGTCAAACTAAAATGGACGCGCTTTCTAAGAAGATGGCCGAGTTTGAGGAGCAGCAGGCAGCTAAACTAGCTAGCATTGAAGCTAAGATGGCAGGCTTTGGGATAACACGTAGAAATGTTTAAGTACAGTAAGGGCGCCTCTAAATTGCGCGAGCACATAAGACAGCACAGCGCCGTAGCATCAGCTACTGAAAAACTTAATAACAAGATCAGACAATTAGAGTCGGATATTTGTAAGCTGGAAGCAGAGAAATTAGTACTAGAGCAAAGGATAGCTCGTTATGAAAAAGAAACTAGTAAAGCCAAAACAAGAACTCGTAATTGAAGAGATCAGGCATTTCCAAGAGATAGCTGAGGTGCAATTAGAGCGCCTTAGAGCTATTTCTAGAGATCGTTTACTAACATTTGAAGAAACTAAGATCTTTGATTTACTGACTAAAAACCTTCTTCTAAGCGAGAAAGCCTCTGGAGATATAGAAGGTCAGTCAGAAAAGGTAGAGGCCGTATCTACTACGGAACTTATTCAAATAGCGCAGGCTGCGCAGGAGTTCTTTGAAGTTAAGAACGAAGTCAAGGAAGACTTAGATGTCAAGAAAACGCCCTCCAACTAAGGCAGAAGCTATAGACACGCTTTGGCGTATCGGAGAGCTTTCCTGGAAATTGGACTCATGTCAAAAAAAACTATATGAGAAGTTCAAGACATCTAAGTACAGAAAAGTAGTGTGGAACGCTAGCCGAAGGATCGGCAAAAGCTACTCACTGCTAATAGTGGCGCTGGAGTATGCACTAAAGAACCCTAATACTCAAATTAAGTATGCTACATTCACAGCGGTAGCCGGCCAGAAAATTATCCTCCCCACCATCCGTAGTATTTTAGAAGACTGTCCAAAAGACATTAAACCAGACTATGTCAGGGCTGACAAATGCTTCTACTTTAAGAACGGATCAATAATCCAGATCGAAGGTACTGATGAAGGCAATGCTGAGAAGTTAAGAGGAACTGCCAGTCACCTAAGCATCCTAGATGAGGCAGGATTCATGGACGATCTCAACTATGTTATAAACGACATCCTCCTGCCGCAAGCACTTACGACCAACGGTAAGCTATTAATAGCATCAACTCCGCCAAAGAGTCCGGCGCACCCATTTGCAGATCTCGTAAAAGAAACTGAAAAGCACGACGCTTATATAAAGAAGACAATCGTCGACGCTATGGAAGATATTAAGAACGATCCTCCACACATGAAGTCTAGGCTAAACCCAGACATCGTTAATGAGCTAAAAGAGGCCAGCGGCGGAGAGAACTCTACTACATGGAAGCGCGAGTTTCTTTGTCAGCTAGAAATTGACGCTACTAGAGCCGTAATACCTGAGTTTAATGATGATCTGGCATCGAGGGTAATTAAAACTTGGGTTAGGCCAGCGCATTACGACGCATATACCAGTCTAGACTTAGGCTTTGTAGATTATACTGCAGCTTTATTTGCATACTATGATTTTAGAGAGAATAAGCTTGTAATAGAAGATGAAATGTGGATGAACGGGCAAGAAGTTACAGTAAAAAATCTAGCTAATAAAGTAAAAGAGAAGGAGGCATCCCTATGGATAGACCCCATCTCCAAAGAATCAAAGCCAGCGTACTTAAGAGTATCCGACGACGACCTAATAACACTAAACGACCTCCAAAGACAGCACGGACTCATATTTATTCCAACTAGAAAAGATAACCGCGAAGCAGCCATTAACGACGTGCGAATTCGCCTAGCTGACGAGAATATTATCATTAACCCAAAATGCGCGAATCTAATATACCAGCTTAAATCAGCAACTTGGAGTAAGAACCGCAAGACATTTGAACGAACTGACCAGGGCGGTCACCAGGATTTACTAGCTGCGCTAATTTACTTAGTTAGAAATGTACAGTGGCATAAAAATCCATACCCCACTGAAAGATCGCTACAAGCGTTCAATATGTTCGGTAAAAGCGCGGATTACTTGAGTTCTACCGCCCAAGCCGTCAAGAGCATGTTCGTTAAAAACAAGATAAACAAATAAAGGTAGGCAATAATATGGCTAATAAAGACAAATATTTCGCAGCTTTACCCTCAAAAGAGGCCGTTTCAGAGATCTATCACAAGGCCCAAGATTGGGGCTCGAGCGCATTAGCCAACGAATACGTAGACAAGCTTCGCCGTAGTTGGTCGTTTTATCACGGTAACTTCACTTCTGGATCAGGAGATCACGGATTGAGCTTTACTGGCGAGCAGAACGAACTTGTACGATTCCCAGTAAACCACTATAGAAACATCGCCAGGCACTTGCTAAATATGACTACGGCTAATCGCCCTAGTCTTAAAACACGCGCTATTAATACAGACGTAAGATCGCAGTCTCAAACCATACTAGCAGATGGACTTTTGGAGTACTACTTCAGAGAAAAGAATTTAGAGTCGTATGTCAGTAAGGCTACTGAATATGCCATCGTATTTGGTGAAGGATATATTCGTCTCGGCTGGAACGCTACTGCCGGTCAAATGTTTGAGCAGGACGAGAATAGCGGCGAGCGCTTTTACGAGGGTGACCTAGAGTTCACTAACGTATCCCCATTAGACGTTATTCGAGACCCATCTAAAGAAGATACTGCCAGCCATGATTGGCTTATCGTCAGATCATATAAGAATAAGTTCGCATTAGCAGCTAAATATCCTGAAATCGAAGATCAAATTCTAAGTGCTCCATCTAAAGATGATCTGGGCGAGTTAAAGTCTGGAAGCTTTAATATGGAAAAGACTGATGACGTTCCAGTGTACGAGTTCTTCCATAACAAAAACGATGCTCTTCCAGATGGTCGCTACATAGTATTCGTAACCCCTGAAGCTATCTTGTATGACGGTCCACTCCCTTATAGAGAAACGCCAATATATCGAATTTCTCCTGAGAATATCTTAGGAAGTCCTTTTGGCTATACTGTAATGTTTGACCTTCTACCTATTCAAGAAGCTATCAACATGTTGTATAGCACTATTATTACTAACCAGAACGCATTTGGAGTACAGAACGTACTTGTACCTAAGGGCGCAGACTTTACATGGACACAGTTAGCTGGCGGCCTTAACCTAATCGAATATAATGCTCTCAATAATGCTAAGCCAGAAGCTCTTAACTTGACCCAGACTCCCGCTGAAATCTTTGAGATGATTAAGATTCTTGAGCAGCAAATGGAGACTATCTCCGGAATTAATAGTGTAACCAGAGGGCAGCCAGAGGCTAGCCTTCGATCTGCTAGCTCGCTAGCCCTTATTCAGGCGCAAGCTGTTCAATTCTCATCACTTCTTCAGCATTCGTACGTTAAGGCTATTGAGAATATCGGAAATGGCGTAATTCAAACGTTACAAGACTACGCTAAATACCCTAGAGTAGCGGCTATCGTAGGCAAGTCACAAAGAGCGTATTTAAAAGAATTCTCCTCAAAAGATCTGCTACAAATAGGTAGGGTCGCTGTAGAAGTCTCTAATGCCTTAGCTAAGACTACTGCAGGACGCGCAGAGATCGCCAATCAACTAATCCAGATGGGGCTAGTAAAGAACGTTGATCAATATTTTACGGTGCTGAACACCGGTAGATTAGATTCAATGACAGAAGGCGATCAAGCAGAGCTGTTACTAGTTAAATCTGAGAATGAGAAAATGATGGACGGGACTTATGCTAGGGCCCTTAGCCTAGATAACCACGCACTCCATATTCAAGAGCACAAAGCATTGCTGGCCGACCCCGATCTTAGAAACGATGAGCAGCTAGTAGAAGTGGTCCTGTCTCACATCCAGGAACATATTGAGCTCCTAAGAAATACCGATCCTGGCGTACTTGCAGTAACTCGTCAGCAAGCGTTGCCGCCCTTACAGCCGCCCATGCCTCCTCAAGGAGCTCCTGGACCACAAGCACCGCAAGGCCCTACCCAAGAGGCTATGGAAGGCGCTGAGATGATTCCCGAAGCTATGGAAGCTCAGACTAACTTTGCAGCAGGCCAGGAAATAGCGGCACCACAAATGCCCACTCCACCAGCTCCATTTCAGAATTTACCAACTAACCCAGCTAACACAGATCCACAAGGATAAGGCTGGATATGGGTGACATAACCCTTTGCTATTTGAGGAGGCTATAAGCTGTTCTATAAGCTAAGTTATTGATATGCCATCTTTACTAGACCAAGGTCAGATAATACAAGCAGTATACGATCAAGTACTGAATCGACTGCGTGTAGATATAGGCGCTAATATAACATTAGGCGGTGATCTAGAAGTAGCGATAGACCATACTACGGACTCTATTAGATTAGGGGACGGTGTAAGCCTAATAACAGCGACTACGATAGGCCCTAAAACTGGCTTAGATGTGAACATTATTGCTGGAGGTGGTGGCTCGGTCTCCGTAACCCTAGATTCTTTTACGAAAGTGCCAGCCGATAACGTATTAATAGTAGGCTCTGAAGATGGCACGCAGACAGGCACAAAACACGCTTTAGTAGTAGGGTCGGATCTAAAACTTAGAGTTATAGACGTAGACGCAGTAACAGAGTTACAGGCAGCCAATACAACACTAACAGCCATATCAAATCAACTACCGACCACTCTAGGACAACTCACGGCAGCTAATAGCGTGTCTGTTGTGTTAGCTTCAGACCAGCCAGCGATAGATGTAAACGTATCTGGCACTCTTCCACTACCCGCCGGAGCAGCAACAGAAGCCAAGCAAGATGCTCAAATTACAATACTAGACGCGATAGAAGCTGGAATACCTGACTCTATTGGGCAGTTAGCCTCAGCCGCTAGTATGTCCGTAGTACTAGCCTCAGATCAGCCAGCAATACCAGTCACGATAAGCTCCGAGCCTATTAAGATATCAGGTACTATAGACGGTACCCCATCAGGTACTGAATACCCATTCGTATATAACGTTCGTCAACAAATATTAGCAGCACATGATAGAGAACAAGATATAACTTATGCGGATTTTGGAACTAAAAATCAAAGAGTTACACAAATTGACTATACAAGTGCCACGTTTCCTGGTATAATTGCTAGGAAGACCTTTACTTATACACTAGTTGGAGTAAACTACCGACGTGACAGTATAGACTGGGCAATATTACCTTAAGAGGACTTAAATGAAATACGTAAAAGCAGACTTATTAGCCGATGTAGTTGGAACATATGATCAAACTAAGACTACCGTTCAAGGTAGGGCTCAAGTTAAGAGCATAGGCGGAGATGACGCATTAGGGCCTCCACTTAATAAATATGTTGATACTGTAGCGGATACCGCAGCCTCTTCTAGTGTAGTACCTTTATTGACTTACATGTCCCCTAATGGCCGCTTATTTTCAATCGGCGCGGAGGCTGGAGGCATAGTTAACGTTAGCTTACACACTGTTGATTTAACTACTGGATCACCTACTTTTATAGGAACCATAAGGATGCAAATTGCAGACATAGCATCGTCTACACACGTTATGCGCGGCCTTAAAGTAGTAGATAGTGGTACTACTGGGTGGAGAATATTCCTAGCTACTACGGCTAACGTGTCGATTAACGGAGGACTTTACTGTGTAAATAATGTAAACTTAGCTGACTTTGTAGCCGTTGGTCCTGGAACTTTATTCCCTAATGCTACAGGGTCTGATCAAAAGGCTACATATCTACTTCAAGACCCGTCAAATATCGGAGTAGGTCAATTAAATATACAGACCGCCGGCATCACGCTTGACCTACCTAATAATAATATTTATGTCCATAATGGAATCTCGGCTACGCATCAATTCTACGTGTATTCTACCAACGCAACACTAGACTGCCCAGTTTCTTCTGGAACTATAGACGATATTACAGATAGGATTACAATAACTGCACATGGTTACGTAGATAACACTCCTATTTTTATTAGCAGTCTAGTGGGCGGAACAGGACTTTCTAATAATACTGTATATTTTGTTAGAAATAGTACGGTAAACGACTTTCAAGTATCTGCCACTTCAGGGGGCGCCGCAATCAACATAACCTTAGCCGGTACTGCGGATGTTTGCAGAGCTTTTGGAACTACAGGCTCTGCGTGGGTACACAAGACAGGTAACTTACCCGCGCTGACCGGGACGCTTATCATCTCCGACTCAGAAGATTATGCAGTACCTAACCACACAACTAATGCAGGTCAGCCTTGTATATTTTTCTGCACTAGTACTTCCTTATATTTAGGGCAAATATCTGAGTTAACGTCAGGGGCAGTAACATGGCCGTCATTAGTTGCAGCTAATCTTTTAGGCACTGTAAACCAAATAGTAACCCCCGCACTAACTTTAGCAACTTGGTCTAACGTTTTAGATAGGGCCGTATATCTTACAAATACAAATATATTCGTGATTAAGCAAGTAGTTAATAACAGCATTGACGATATATTTGGCGGATCTAACAATATATACAGAGAGGCCACAACTAGTGACGCCGTACCAGTAGGTACACTAACAGTAGGCGCTATAGATGTAGAAGATGGGTGGCTTGTGCTTCAAACTGGAGCCACTGCAGGCCAGCGCGGAGTTATATTGGCAGACCTAAGATCAGATTCTGTATTTGACTACTCATTTGTCGTAACTAAAGTGCTAGATACGCCTAATTCTGTTTATAAATTTATTACTACTATAGATAAACTATATGATGACACTGGAAGCCTAGAAGTATTCTACAGAACTTCGGGATTTGGCTCTATTTCTGGAGGATGGCTCCCTATTGGATTTGCAGAGGATCTTACTGCTGTCGCTTCTGGCGAACAAGTTCAGTTTAAGATTAATTTTGCTACCTTGGGACTAGACACATCTATACCCGCTCAATTATGCGAATTCTTTTTAGGCTTTGAATCTAACACAGAGATTTCCGATAATTGGGAATTCTCAGACGATTTTTCAGACAATGGTGTTCCATCTCGGACAGCATTTAGACTTAAAAAAGCCTACACTAGCTCAGTTCCGACTCTTTACTATAGAGCATATGATTTGACTAACGTTCAGCTAGTAAATCACAACACAGTCACAAACGCTGCGAATTTTGAGTACTCAACGGATAACGGCACGTCTTGGACTCTTTTAGGGACTGTCCCTAACGTAGTAGGTACGTTGCTAAGATATAGCTTCACATCGCCTCCAGGCACAGACGCACGTCCAGGACTTAAGGAGAGTTAAAAATGGCTAATTTCCTAGTAGAAAATAATTTCTATCAGGGAACATCTGAGGCGTGTATAGCAGACCTAACGCCTCCTACGTTCGCTGGAATAACTTTTTTGGACGTAGAGTCTCGCGGCCAAATCCGAGCCGGGTGGTCCGCAGCCACCGACCCGACCCCACCTATTAGATACGAAGTCTATATCCAAGCGTCTTCAGCGGTGGGCTTATTCAATACCGCTAACATCATAGCAGTTAGTCCAAATCTGCAGTATGACATTTTTACTATGCCAGATGGGTCGTTCTTAGTTAATGGGACTACTTATTATGTTGGCGTGCGTGCTATAGACGGTGTAAATAACAGAGATAGCAATACCGTTTCTATGAGCGTAATTTCTACTGGTGTACTAACGGCAATCGACACATATGACGTGGACGGGGCTTTTTCTTTAGCACCGGAAGGCGAGTTTCAGGGAACTATTTGGGGTAAAAAAAACGGGGAGCTAGCCACGTCTGTCAGTACTGTACTAGGAACTGCCTCGTACCAAGTATATGACAAGACTGGTGCGGCCGTAGTAGGTATGTCACAATCTGGTATTACAGCCGATGCTAACGGACAGTTTAAGATAACCGCGGTACCATCTTCTTTACAAGAGTCCCTAGATCATTACGTAGTAAAATGTTCTATATCTATCGACGGAGAAGTTAGAACAGATAATGTTGGAATTGTTCAAAAAGTACCTAGCTACGGAACGTCTGGACAATATACTTTCGACAACAGCGGCGACTTAGTCGGTATATTCTGGGCAAGGGACGAAGCAGACACTCAGATATCCGAATTAGCTAGACTTGGTGTAGGATCATACGACGTACTAGATCAAGATGGTGCCATAGTTGGAGGCTTATCCGAATCTGGAATAGTGGCTGGCGCGCAAGGCACATATACAATTACCCCAGTTTCCGGAATAGACCCCGCGTCCTTACAGTTATATACGGCTAGAATTACAGTGGAAGTTGATGGAATAGCGAGAACATCTCTTATTCCGATGACATCAGTAAGAGCAGAACAATTTGCCAAAGCTACATTCTCTATAAACGCGTTAAACCAGCTACAAGCTACGTTTTGGGTAGAGACTTCTAACGGGCGCGTACAGACTAGTAATCTAGGAGCTGCAAACTATACGATTTATGATAAAGACGGGGTGCCAGTAGCGGGACTTACTGAGACCGGCATAACCGCCGACGTTAACGGAAGATTTAATACTACACCAGTAAGCGCGGCTTTACTCACCGACTTAACCCACTATAGTGCCAAAGTCGGTATTGTAGTGCAAGGAGTTGAACGAGTAGCTTATAAAGGCTTTACGCTTCTAGGATCATAGTATGCCAGTTACTAGAAAGTTATTAGCTCAACATAATAACGAAGAGAATCAGTGGCTAAAAGTAGATCACAACTCTAGATATATAGTTAATGTATCGCCAGAGTGGCAGTTTCTATTTGGACCTAATAGCGCACTGTCTACTGGAAGTCGCGTAATAAAGTTAGCCGCCCAACTGGATACCAGCACCTTAGATAAAATTAGACTTATCGGATACTTGTATAACTCCGATAATGCCAGCGTAGATAGCGCGGCCTCTGCCACATTTAGCATTTATAGGGTAGAGGACATTACTACACCTAAATGGAACGAAGTATTTATTGCGAACTTGGGCGGCATAGAGCAAACTAACAGCTATTATTTCGCTGATATAGATATTACAAGCATAACTGGAGCATCTTTAGATGGCGATACTACCTTAATGATAGAAGGTACAGTTATAAGATCCGGCGTAACATATAGAGACAGAATATACGTGAACCACCTGGGAATATATGATAGCGTAGTTAGACTAAGAAACGCAGTTGACTTCCTAGACATAACTAAACTGGACGAGTAGCACATGAAGCACGCGATACTAGATAATAACGTAGTAGTAGAAATAGTAGACATCTCTGAAGATGAAATTCACGACGTGGCTAGAAATGTTCAAATGTTAATAAGTATAGATGACATGACTCCGCAGCCTGGAATAGGGTGGGTATTAGATGGTAATAGGCTGTCACCTAAACCACTGCTGCAACAAAGTGTGGCGGCAGCTATTCAGTTTGGAAAAAGTCTTAAAGACGACGTAACCGCTAGAATAGGCGCTAGAAACTTAATACTAAATAAATCTGAAGCAGATATAGCTGTATTGGTTAGTCAACTAATTAATATAGGTTTTGTACTTGAAGGCGGAGCATTAAAGACCGCTAGAGGTATAATTCAGCTCATTAAGCCTATGCACCCAGACCACGCAGAAGAGCTGCAGTATGCTATTGACAGGATTACATCATATGTCGGAGAGTAGAGCACAGTACATAACTATAGGGTTTTCTAGGCCAAAATCTAAATTAGCCGTTCTAGCTCATTTGATAAGGCTATTTGAAGGAAGGACCCCGTATAGCCACGTATTCATAAGTTGGCACTCTAGCTCGTTAAATAGAACTCTTATATATGAAGCTCGCGGAGATGGGGTTAATTTTACTAATGAGCACTCGTTTAATAAAAAGAATAAAGTAGTAGCTACATTTGAATTAGAGGTAAGCCCTCAAGAAAAGACAGAGATACTCCAGTTTTGCATTGATAACTCCAGAACGCAGTATGGCCATCTACAAGTACTAGGTATTGGGATAATTAAAATAGCTAGGAAAATCGGGTGCAAGATAAAGAATCCGTTCACTAAAGGGAACGTGTGTTCTGAAATAGCGGCAAGAATAATTAGCATGTTAGGTGTTAGTATAACAGAGGACTTAAACTTAGTAGGTCCTAGATATATTTACGAGGTATTAGATGGCCAGACTAAGATTGACCCCAAGTAAGAACGCAACCCATACTCTAAAGCCGGCTACCCTCTCTAGAATATCCAAGTGGAAGCGGATAGCAATAGCGTCGATTATCCTAAACGCAGTTACCATTAGCGCCCTAGTCTGGTTACTCAAATAAACAAATCCTATATAGATAAGGCTATCGCAATTACGCGACGCCTAGCTTAAACCTTACCCCTAAACTAGGGATAGGCATAGGAGTATATCACATGTCAGATAACGGCAGTTCTGCCCCCATCAATAGCTCAGACTCAAGCTCTTCAGAAGCGTCTAATACCGATTTAAACGCCCAAGGTAACGAGTCTATTAATCTTGAAGGTAATCAGTCTAGCGAAGAATCTTCGTCCAATGGCGAGGCTTTAAACGCGTCTAATGAGGCTTCTAGCGAGGGTTCAGAGCCCAGCAAGAAAGAAGTTAAGCAGGCGGCGGCTAAGGTAGACGCTAAACAGTCTAAAGCCGACCCCGAAAAGTACACAATCAAGGTAGACGGTCAGCTTTTAGAGCTTAATAAAGAAGAAATGGTCAAGTACGCTCAATTAGGGCGCGCGGGCCAATCTAGAATGGAAGAAGCGGCTAGAATTAAGCAAGAAGCCATTCAATTAGTACAAATGCTTAGAACCAACCCAGAAGCTGTACTCGCTGACCCCAATATCCTAGGTTCAGAAGATAAGGTTATCGAATTAGCCCAAAAGATCCTGTCTAGAAAACTCGAAGACGATCAGAAGAGCCCTGAAGTACGTGAAAAAGAACGCCTTCAGCGCGAACTCGAAGACCTCCGTGCACACATGAAGCAAGAAGAAGAGCGTCGTCAGGCGGCAGAATATGAAAGACTCGTGCAGCAGCAAGAAGCTCAACTGGAAGAGCAGATCACTGAAGCTTTTGAAGCATCTCAGTTGCCTAAATCTCCCTTTGTTCTTAAGCGTTTAGCTGATGTCATGATCACGGCAGCCGAGAACAATAAGGACATTAGCCCTAAGCAAGCTCTTAATATTATTAAGAAAGAGATGCAAAGAGATATTCAGCAATATATTGACGTATTGCCCGAAGACGCTCTAGAAGCTTATATTAGCGCTGAAAAGGTTAAAAAGCTCCGAGATCGTCAGATAGCTAAGGCTAGAGAGGCGACTAAAGCCGCTGCCCCTAAAGTAGCGGAAGTTAAGGAAGTAGCATCACCTAGTTCTGAGCCGGCTAAGAAGGCTAAGATCAGTATGCGCGACTGGCTGCGCGGCAAATAAGCCATAACAAATAGTAATAGTAAAGGATATGCGCTTAGGCTACGTCTAGGCGCGTAACTCTATGGACCCAGGATACTTTACTGCTTCTGGCATCCCGTTACGCCGAGACAAGGCTTATCTCAGTTCCTTTTTATTAAACCAACCAATAACTAAAATTAAATAAAAGGAAAATAATAAAATGGCAGCAAATACAGTTGCAACACTTAATGGATTTTTTAAAGAACTTTATGCGAATCAAGTAGAAAACTTAGTTCCTGATAACGTAGTCCTCATGAAAGAAGTTGACTTCGTTCCCATGGACAAACAAACCGGTAATCTCTAAAAGTTGAAGATGGAGATTGCGGGTAGAAAAAGCCCCCGCTATATGGTAGAATCCTTTTAGGAACAATACCTTGAAGAATTATAAAGTATATCAAATCCAAGATATAAATGACAAGACGGTCTACGTAGGGCTGACGGGTCAGCCATTATCTAGACGATTTGCTCAGCACGTTACTAAACGTAAGTGGAATAGGGCTCATTACAAAATAGTCCTTATTCAGGAGCATTTGACGCTGGATCAGGCAGTTATTTTAGAAGAGATGCTTATATTACAATATAATACTAGAGTAGACGGGTTAAACGTTAGCCCAAAGTCGATTAACGGCTATTCAAATTTACACTCCCCTGAAATGAAGGCTAGATGGTCCAAAGACCGCAAAGGCAAGAAAGTTTCAGAAGAGCACGCAGCTAAGAATAGAATTGCAAGACTCGGACATAAAAATAGTAAAGAGCATCAGGATAAAATAATTAGACCTAAGCCGGTAATGTGTTTAGAAACTGGTAAAGTTTATAAGTCGGCTAGAGAAGCCGCTAGAGATTTAAATTTACACTATAGCAAAATTAGCTTAGTTTGTAATGGACTAAGAATTAGTACCGGCGGATATCACTTTAAATTCGTATAAAAATCGGGATGTATCGGTGAAGGCCTTATAAAAGGTTAATACCGAGGGGAATTGGACCTAACGAATCCAAAACTTCGTAACGCATACTCAGTGAACCTCGAAAGAGAATATAATCTGGGCAAGAGCTTCCGACACTTAAATGTGAAAATGTATGCTGACCTTATAGGTAACTATAAGATGTTAGAGATAAAAAACTCTAATGATAACAATAAGATCATCAACCAGTAATTTTGGGTTAATTTGGCCCAAGTAAAATCTTCTCTGATTGACTTGAACATCCTGAGAAACAGGGCAACAAGGGGCAAGCGAAAGCAGCCTGAGAGACTAAGTGAGAAGACCCGAGAGGGATGCGATAGTCCGAACTACCGACATAAATAAAACGGTAGACCTTAGCAGAAATGTCTAAGGACTCTAGAAATAGAGGTTAACAGAATGCACGAACACGGGTTAAAGCTTTAAGATAGCCCGGTAGACTTAGTAATAAGTTTACGAGAATTGAGGAAAAAACCTGGAAGACTAAAGTCTAATAAGGTATAATAAAAGTATGAAACGTTTTGGATCAATATATAAAATTACCAGAATAAGCGATGGAAAAGCTTATGTAGGTAAGACTACGAGAGATTCGGTAATGGATCGATTTAATGATCATTACTGGAAAACTTCGTCTAAAATGTATATTGATATGGCTCTTCGTAAGTATGGAAGAGGCGCATTTAAGGTTGAAGAACTTTTTATAGCGTTTAGCGAGCAATCATTGAACGAGGCAGAATACTTGTTAGTGAAAGCGTATAATACTCTGAGCCCAGATGGTTTTAATCTAAAGGACGGCGGCCACGGCGGAACAAAGCACACGCCACTAGCTCGAAAAAGAATATCGGACGGAATAAAAAGGTCTGCTAAAATTTTCAAGCCCGGATTTAATCGTCCACACACTGAACAAACAAAGCAGCAAATATCAAGAAAATTCAGTCAAGAGAAGATAGTAGCGATATGCCTAAAAACCGGAGCTATTAAGATTTATGACATGTTAATGGATGTCAAAAATGACGGATTTCACAAGAGCAATGTTGTTCAGATATGTAAGAAACGAAGCGCACGCCAAATGCACAAGGCGCATACTTTTATGTACTATTCAGACTATGTTAATCAGAACGGAAGTGTAGATATTAAAATGTCTATACACGTGCAACGCATAGGTATTGATCCTAGCTTTATTAGCTAGACTATAACATACCCACGAGTCCTCAACCCCTCTCGGGAGGGTGAAAAGATATGCTGACCTTATAGGAAACTATAAGAACTAAGGGATAAAAAGCCTTTAGGGTAACACATGTATCTTACGGAGGCTCCGCTGGAACAGCGTTTAACTTGAACGACGCTATTCCCGGAACAGTTCGCGACGCTACAATCCAAGGATATGAGTTCCTTCTGCGATCTCAAATTGCTTTGTCTGTAGCTACACGTTCTGCTTCTAGCAAAGCAGCTTTCGAGCGCGGCACGAAATTCATCGTAGCTAACATGGTTCGATCTTTCGCTAAGCGATTAGAAATCGTCATGTTCTACGGTCAAAAAGAACTCGCTAAAGCTGACGACGCTATGACCGGTTCAGTACTTGAGATTTCTCAAGCTGACTGGGCTCCTGGTATCTGGGTTGGCGCTGAGAACGCAGTAATCGAAATCTACTCTGCTGATCTTTTGACCCTTCGCGGCGAAAGAACAATCACTGGAGTTAATTTGGAAGACCGCACCCTCACGCTGAGCTCTAACTTGGCCACAGTTGTAGCTACCGACAGGATCTTCTTCAAAGGTTCTATGGGTAACGAATTCAAAGGTCTCCACGCTATCATGACTGAGACTTCTTCTTTGTTCGGCATTAACCCTTCTCAGTACAGCTTGTTCAAAGCTACTGAATATGATGCTGGCGGAGCTGACCTCTCTTTCGCTAAAATTCAACAAGCTATCGCTCGTGGCGTTGAAAAAGGCCTTGACGAAGACGTTCTTTGCTTGGTTAACCCCAAGACTTGGGCTAAGCTCATGACAGACCAAGCTGCTCTCCGTAAATTCGACTCTTCTTACAGTGTTGAAAAATCAGAGAACGGCGCTCAGTCTATCAAGTTCTACGCTCAGAACGGTGGAGTTGAAATCAGACCTTCTACTTACGTAAAAGAGTCTCTCGCTTTCATCTTGCCCGTAGCTGAATTGATGCGCGTTGGATCTACCGACATTACCTTCAAGCAACCTCTGGACCAGACCAACGGTGGAGATGCGTTCTTCTTAGCTATACCGAACGTCGCGGGCTTCGAAATCAGAGCCTATTCGGATCAAGCATTGTTTGTCGCTTGCCCCGGTAAACTGATTCTCATTCATAACATCATCAATTCTTAAATAATTTTAAGTAATTAGCGATACTAACCCTCGGACCTAGAAATAGGCCGGGGGTTTTTTATTGCCTAAAATAACTAAGAGTAGTTTGTCAGAATAAGCGCACTAGTATTATAGAATCAAACTTATTTAGTTGACTATGTGTACTAAGTGTGATATGTTTATATACATGACTTTAGATAATTATGATAAACTTCCTTACGGCATAGTTTATGTTCATATTAATAAGCATAACGGCAAGGCATATGTAGGACAAACTAGACAAGACCCGGCTAGAAGGTTCAAAAACGAAAGTAACGGCATTAGCAGCTATGCATCTTGTAAAGCTTTTTACAGGGCTCTGAAGAAGTATTCCTGGGACGGATTTGAAACGAGTATACTAGCTTCAGCTAAAACCCAAATCGATCTAAATTGGCTAGAGGAGTACTTTATTAACTACTACTCTGCGCTTCTTCCTAATGGGTATAACTCTGTTCTTCAGACCCCAGAAAGAGTCATATTCACTCAAGAAGTAAGGGATAAGATATCTGCAGCTAATAAGAGACCTACCGGTAAGCCAGCTTGGAACGCGTTTCGCATAGAAATGGTAGAAGGGAGGCCTCATAAAAAGTGTGGCCTGTGTAAAAGACTTCTACCAACATCCAATTTCTCTGAAATACGAAAACGAAGGGGCGTAGTGCTAGAGCAGCCTAAATTAAATCCAAGATGCAGAGAATGCAATAATGCATATAGCTCTAAGTATGTAAAATATACCAGACTTACTCAAGAGGAGAAAAGAACTAGACTTGATGCTAAGAATGCTCGTATATCTGCAACCATATCTGCAAAATTCAAAAAAGATCCCGAATACAAGAAAAAATTGAGGGACGCTATTAAAAAGTCTCTTGTAGCAGTTCCAGTAGATTCTGATAAAACTACTTTAGTGTTCGACGCTGGCATAGAAGCCACTGCTGCTGGGTATCAAAATACGCCTATTAAAAAGTCTATCGATTCAGGTAAACCCTATAAGGGATACGTATGGAAAAGAATGCCGGACCTTGAGCAAGACATGGCATCGGCTCTGGGCGTTAGTGGAATAAATGTCTTAAAGTCTGTGGCCATAAGTGACTACAAACTGGACCTAAAAGACCCCCAGTTACGCGGTAAGATGGTCATATGGAAGCACGAATGGCTAAATCGACGCAAGCAAGTCCTAAACTTCCTAAAACCTAAACTAGGCCTCAGTACTACTATTGGAGCGCGTAAGTGTGAGTTTAGGCCAGTAGACTGGACCACAGCTAGAGATTTCTGCGAAGCAAATCACATACAAGGGGCGCCGCAACACTCTAAGCTATCTTTAGGAGCTTTTTACAATAACGAACTAGTCGGTTTAGCCACATTCTCTAGTCATCATAGAAATTCAAACGAGATCGTGCTGTCTCGACTGTGTTTTAAGGATGACATATCGGTGGCCGGGGCACTATCTAAATTCTCTAAAATAGCCACTAAGCACTTTAACACAGCTATCTATACATGGGTCCACAAAACACTGTCTGACGGCCAATCTTACGTTAAAGCCGGCTGGGAAGTGGTAAACGTATTAGCCCCAGACTATTTTTATGTGTCCAGCCAGGATGGTTCAGTAGTCTCCAAGCAATCTCGTCAAAAGCGCCTAGTGAACACCCCGGCCGGAATGACCGAACTGGAGCACGCCACAAAAGATGGTTTTAAGCGCGTCTATGACTGCGGAAAGATTAAATTAGTTTACAGCGGCAACAAATATTAGTAGACGAATCAGCGTCAATTCCAGACGACGAGGTACTAATGGACTTGCTTATAGGCATACTTAAACTGCTATTAAACGTGTTTAAAGGCGCATCATTAAGCACAAAAGACCTGCCCCGGCCTACCTCCGTCCCCGTAAAAGAAAGTCCCGTAATCGAGCCTATAGAGCGTCTAGTGCAAGAAGACGTGGCCGTAGCTGAGCCGGCAATAACATTAGACGATTGGATTACGTCCTCAGGCAAGTACCCAGAACGTGCTACTAACCCAGAACTTACGTATGAGATACGCTCAGCCGCCATGGGCTTAGTAGATAAAGTAAACGCCTTATTTCGAGAATTAGACTTACCAAAGCCTAAGGTGTCTTCCGGATTTCGCCCATCTGCCGTAAATGCAACTATATCCGGCGCGGCTAAGAGATCCGGCCACCTAAGAGGGCTAGCTATCGATTTTGCAGATAAAGACGGTAGTCTAGACTCTATCCTGCAATCCGACTCTGCTCAAGAAGTATTAGCTAGATTAGGCATGTGGCAAGAGCATCCCAGTAAAACCGAAGGCTGGGCACATGTAGATTATATCGTAAGGGCAGAAATGAATCGACCTGGATGTAAGCCTCGCCAGTTCATGCCCTAAAGCCCCGTTTATTTAGTCGGCTATTATACCTTAAATTTAGTCTACTTACGCGCACTTAACCGCGCATAACAAATCTTATTAGCTAGGGATATAATCTTAAAAGAGGTCTTTTAATGGCAGTTTCAGTAACAGTAGCCGGCATAACTTATCAGGTACCCAGTCCTAACGATGAGTTGTGGGGTGTTAATACTACAGACTATTTAGTGGCTTTAGGCGAAGAGCTAGCCAACGTAGTGGTAGTGGGGGACATACCTCCCGAAATTTTAGTAAACATTGCGGCTAGCGGGACAAACGACGTCACGGACTTTATTCTCGACTCTAGCCTAATTCAGGCCGCCACCGCCGAATACTATATCCAGCGCATATCCGACTCTCCACTAGAACTCGTAGAGTCTGGAACCCTTTATTTTAACTATAATGATGCTGCAGGCGAGTGGTCTATAGCTCAAGTCGGCAGTAAAGTGGGCGAGACCCTAGTCACGTTCGCAATGAACGTAAACCAGCTTCAGTACACAGCTTCGGCTATGTCGGGAACTTACATCTCAGGCAAAATGCGCTTTCGAGTGAGAGCGTTACCTAAATAACAATTATGCAAATATATCAAATACTAAATACAGTTAATAATAAGTGTTATATAGGTAAGACTTATAAGTGCTTTAAGTATAGATACGGAAAATGCTGGGCTACGGCCACAACAAACGTAGCGCTAAAGCGTGCAGCTGCGAAGTATGGTATAGACAATTTTAAAGTCGTAATCTTATTTAATATGTACTCAAATGACCATAGCTTACTACAGGAACTAGAAAAATATTACATAGCAAAGTATAGAAGTAATTTACAAGAATTTGGGTACAATATGACCTCGGGCGGGGACGGTAGTGTTCAATTTAATGAAGAAAGCAGAAAAAAATTATCGCAAAGTAAAAAAGGTAAAAAGCCTGCCCACCTGCACACTCCGGCCATGGTGGCTAAAAGAATTGCGGCATGTCGAGCAGCTTGTTTAGGTAAGAAAATGCCAGAAGAACAGGTCAAAAAAATGTCCGAAAAAAAGAAATTTGTCTTTACGTTTGAGAAAAATGGAAACAAAACTTCTTTTCTCGGACTAAGCAGCGCAGCAAGAGCATATGGTATAAGTTTAAGAACACTAGGGCGCTGTATGAATGATAAGTCCGCCTCAAATAACAAAAAAGATAGAGTAGTATTTATCTCAAAACATAAACAACAATTTCCGGAAAATGAAGGAAACACATAATTATGGATACCCCATTCAAAATAAAAAAGTCCGCAGTACTGATTCCCGTAGCTAGTCCTACACTCACTGTGCAAGGCGAAATAGCGTACGATAGCGCCACTGACAAAGCTAAGATTCGCGGAGCTTCTACCACTGATTCTCTAGTTTCTGAAGACAAAGCTCAGGACCTTAACAATAAAAACATAGAGTCTAGTACCATCGACGCCGACGCCAATACGCTTTTAAACGTAGCAGATGCTAATATCAAAGCCGGCGCGGCCATTGACGCTACTAAGATCGCAGACGGTTCTGTATCTAACGCAGAGTATCAGTACTTAGACGGCGTTAGCGCTCCTATTCAAGGTCAATTAGATGATAAAGTCGAAGGGCCAGCGGTATCAGTAGATAATACTTTACCAAGATTCGATGGCACAGGTGGAGACGTAATCCAAGCTTCTGGAATTGTAGTCAGCGATACTGACGAAGTTTCCGGAATTACGCAGCTAGACGTGGACGATGTGCGTATTGACGCTAATACAGTATCATCGCCTACCTCGTCATTAGACTTATCTGCGGCTGCAGGTAATAACATAAATCTAACTGTTTCGGGTGGCGGCGCTATCGCAGCTACTGGGCCAGTAGAAGTTAGCGGCTCCCTTGCCGTAGACAATCTGTCTTTTGACGGTAATACAATTGCATCTACAGATACAAATGGGAATATTACCCTTTTGCCAGATGGTACTGGGATCGTCGATCTTCAGGCACCTACCACCGTAACTGGACTTTTAAACGTAGACAATCTTCGCCTGGACGGCAATACTCTTAGCTCGACGGACACTAACGGCAACATATTACTAGATCCTAACGGGACTGGAGTAGTTTCTGTAGAAGGATCGCCGCTAAGATTGCCTGAATTAGCTACTCCAGCTACGCCAGCTTCTGGGTATCTCAATCTGTATGCTAAATCAGACGGATTCTTGTACCAGCAGAATGATGATGGGACTGAGTCTAAAGTAGGCGCGGGCAGCGGCGGCGGCATAAACTATATCCAGAACCCCGACGCGGAAAGTTCAACTACTGGGTGGACTACTTATGCAGACGGCTCTGCTATCCCTGTAGACGGCACTGGCGGCTCGCCTACAGCCACTTGGACTAGATCTACTAGTTCACCATTAGTTGGCGCAGCTAGCTTTTTGTATACGCCAGGAGCTCTCGGAAACGGTGTAAGTACAGACTTTACGGTAGATTCAGCTTTGAAGGCTCAAGTTCTTACCGGCACAGTGTACATGGAAATAAATACGCCCTCTAGCTTTGATAATGGTGACTTGGCTATCTGGATCTACGATGTGACTAATGCGCTGCTCATTCAGCCCAGTAATTATAGCATCCAGCGGGTTATTGGCTCCGCAGAACTTAGATTTGAATTTCAAGCAGCATCGAACTCAACAAGCTACAGGCTTTTGATTCATCAAGTGACAGCGGACACTGGATACACCGTGAAGTTCGATAACTTCCAGGTAGGTCCAAGTAAGGTCGTAAATGGCGCAGTAATAACGGGACCAACTTCTTATTCTCCAACATTTGAGGGTCTTGGAACAGTTTCCGCTCTTACGGCGTATTACTGGAGAGATGGGGCGGACTTGGTTGTTCACTTTACCGTGACTGGCGGAACGCACTCTGGAACGGCTGTTTCAATTTCACTTCCAGCAGGTACTACAGCAGACAGCACAAAAATCGGTCAAAACACAGTTGTGGGCGATTTAGCCGCATCTGCGACGCCCTTCAGCGGAACTATTGCAAAAGCATCTGCAAACGATAAAGTATTTTTAATTGGTAGCGGATCGTCTTTGACGGCAGGTAGTCCAGGAACAACGTGGGCTAACGGCACTATTTTCGGAGGAAACTTCCGAGTTCCTATCTCTGGTTGGGGAGCAACCGCAATTCTCGGACAAGACGCTGACACGAGAGATATTTCCGCCATATATCAAATCAGCGGCGCAACTGCTACGCCAACACTCACTACCGCTAACACCTTTGTTGTTGATTGCAACGTGAAGATTAAAGACACTCACAGCGCGGTTACAACCGGAGCTTCTTGGAATTTTCGGGCACCAGTTGCCGGAGATTATGAAGTGAATGGATATGTCACACTCGGGAACGTCACAGCGGGTGCAGTAAACAATGGAACAAGTCTTCGAGTTTTCAAAAACGGCACTCAATTTGGTTATTTAGATGCCCAGCGTTATCCAACTACTTCATCGTTTAGTATTATTAACTCAGGGACTCTCATTGTTCCTTGCGTGGCCGGAGATTTAATAGACGTTAGGATCTCTCAAGCTTCTGGAAGTAGTACAATAGTTTCAACTGGAGGTTCAGGAGCTGATTGCGCAATATCTATAAAAAGGTCTGCGGGGCCTGCACAAATCGCTGCAAGTGAAGTTGTTTCTTTGAGCTATGGAAATGCATTAGGAACTAGCATCTCGAACAACACAGACACGGTTTTGCCATTCGCTACTCTTGCGCACAATACTCATGATGGGACATGGAACACTTCAACTAACAGATTTACTGCTCCAATTTCTGGATTGTATGACATTCGAGCAATTGTCACATTTGCCTCTGAAAACGGTTGGGCTGTAAACGAACGCGCTGAACTTGAAATTAGGAAAAATGGATCTGTCACATTCCCCGATAGGAAAACTCTTGCAAGATTCGGCGGCGTAACTGGCACATCAATAGTTGTTAGTTTGAATGGTGGTACAACTATGAGAATGGACGCAGGAGACTACATTGAGTTTTACATTAACCAAAACTCAGGCGGGACTGTTCCGCTGAGCGCTTCCGCTCAACAAAATCATTTCAGCATAAATAAACGGGGCGGGATAGGTTGAGTGTATGGCAAAAACTACTAAAGGATTAGCTAACGTAGAAGGATCACAAGTACTACAGGGATCGGTTAATCTCGAAGACCAGTCCATTACGACTAGCGGCTTTCTAGTTGGTAAGATCGGGCGCAAAATTACCCAAACTATACTAACTACTACAGTGCCCAACGATACTACAGATTTAGAATTTTCAGAAAACGCCGCAGTACTGTACACTTTACGCATTATTTACACTGACGGAACTAGGCAGACCCTACTCTCTGCCGAGAGGGTAGTATAACTTGAGCCTCCAATTTAACCCTATAACAGGGAATTTTGATTTAGTGGGGGCCGGCGGAGGCGGTGGGGGCGGAGGTCCGGCTGAACGTTATACCTCTACTTTTAATGCCACTACTTCTTGGGGCTCAGCTAGCGGTGGCGAGTATACTATTACTATTGCCGCAGCTACGCACGGAAAGGGCTTATACCCCGCGGCTCTTGTGTATGAAGATATGGGCGCAGGTGTATATGAATTAGTAGGAGTTAACGCGCTTCAGATAAACTCATCTGGAGACGTATCGATTAAGGTTTTAGAAACGCCGGACACGCGATTTGCCGGACTAGTTTTAATTTTATAAAGGGTATAAAAAATGTCACAAAGAATTAAGGGTAATCTAGTAGTACAAGGCTCGTCACTCACAGTAAACAGCGTAGAAGTGTTAAAGGAGTCTACAGCGCAGTCAGTAACTAACAAGACTATTGATGCCGATCAGAATACTATAACTAACATCGAGAACGCCGACATTAAATCTGGCGCGGCCATCGACGCAGCTAAGTTAGCCGATGGGTCAGTATCTAACACTGAATTTCAGTACCTTAACGGCGTAACTAGCGCAATCCAAGATCAATTAGACGATAAAGTAGATCTCGCACTAAACGAAGAGCATATCTTAGTTGGAAATGCTTCTAACGAAGCCGCTGCCGTAGATACCGGAACTTTAGGCGATATCCTAGCAACAGAGCTTGGCGGTTTAGAGATTAAAGCCGGAGCAGTTACTAATACTGAAATTAACGCTGGCGCTAATATTGATTTAGATAAACTCGCCCCAGTCACCGCTAGCCGAGCGCTAGAGTCAGACGGCTCTGGCGTTATTACAGCCTCAGCTACCACTAGCACTGAGTTAAGCTACCTCAGCGGCGTCACATCGGCCATCCAAGATCAACTTGACGATAAAGTAGCTAAAGCTGGCGACACCATGTCAGGCGATCTAGCTATGGGCGGCAATAAAGTTACTGGACTAGGTGCCCCTACGCTGTCTACCGACGCTGCTACCAAAGCTTACGTAGACTCCGTAGCTGAAGGACTTAAGCCTAAAACTGCAGCACGCGTAGCTACTACCGGCCCGCTGACTTTAGCGTCCGACTTCGAAAACGGCGACACCGTAGACGGCGTAGTACTGGCTACTGGCAACCGCGTTCTTATCAAAGATCAGGCCGATGCTACTGAGAACGGTATATATGTAGTTCAAGCTTCTGGCGCTCCTGTTAGGGCTACAGACTTTGACAGCCTTAGCCCTATCGATGAAATTAACGGTGCAATGGTAGCTGTTCAAGAAGGTACAGCTAATACCGGTAAAGTATACGTTCAGTCTGGTACTGTAGCTACTATCGGCGTAAGCGATATCGACTTTGTATTCTTTAACTCCAGCTCATCTCTTGTGGGCGGAGACGGTATCACTGTCTCTGGATCTAACATTTCCGTAGACCACGATGGTCAAGGCCTTCAGTTCACAGCTACGCAACTAGCTCTTGAACTTGACGGATCTACGCTATCTAAGTCTGCTAGCGGCCTTAAAGTAGCAGATAACGGTATTACAGACGTTCAAATTACGGACGGCGCAGTAAACGAAGACAAATTAAACGCTTCAGTAGCTGGCGACGGTATTGCTGGCGGAGCTGGCTCTCCTCTTAGCATCGACCACGACGGCGAGGGTCTGGACTTAGTGGGCGGGCAGTTAGCTCTTGAGCTAGACGGCGCTACGCTCTCTAAATCAGTTGACGGATTAAAAGTCGCTGATAGCGGTATTACAAATACCCAAGTAGCTGCCGCTGCTGCAATCGCTAGGTCTAAACTAGCTAGCGGTAACGCGCACAGAGTATTAATTAACGACGGCACTGGCGTAATGTCAGAAGCTGCCGCCCTTACTGACGGCCAACTTCTTATAGGCTCTACTGGAGCTTCTCCCGCTGCTGCTACCTTGACCGCTGGTGCTGGAATTAGTATCACTAACGGAGCTGGATCTATTGAAATCGCAGCAGCCGGAGCTAGCGCAGGCGATATCGCAGAGACTAGCTTTAGCGCGGCTAATAACCAAGGATCTCCAGCTAACGTTACCGGATTAGCTTTCGCTAACGGCGTAGTGCGAGGATTTAAAGCCCTGGCGACCATCACCCTTGACGCCGACACAGACGCATATGAAGTAAAAGAACTCAGGGGCATCCAAAAAGGTGCTTCTTGGGATCTTGCTGAAACATCTAGCGGAGACCTCTCAGGTATTGATTTAACTATTACTAACGCAGGTCAGGTACAGTACACCTCCGGCAATGCGAGTGGGTTCGTTTCCTGTACGATTAAATTTAGAGCGTGGGCACTTAGCGTATAAGGATTACTATAATGCAAAAGCTAAAGCTATTAATACAGAAGATGAACGAGCAGGGCGTCCCTCTGCCACTATTACGCATTAATGGCGCGCCCACTGTAACAGGCACTATGGCGGTTATTAGCTTTACTACAGCCTTGCTTGGTCAAATTGGAAAAGTAACTAATCTTATCGGAGACGTAGACTTGAATAATGCTAATTATTTGGTTATAATAACGCTTGGCGCGTATCTAGGCCGAAGGATTAGTGGCAATAAAGATAACGCTAGTTTAGACGCTAAAAACAAGGAAGGTCAGTAACATGGCATTAAACCCAAACCTAACATCTCTCGACTTGCAACAAGCTCAGAAGCGTACTATCGACGCTAATGACGATGCAGTTCGGATTATTCTAGCCGACACCTCCGGAATAGCTATTGAGCTTAGCGCGGCTGACGGCGATAGCGTAGCTGCAGAAAAAAGCTTAGTTTCAGAAGAAGGCTCAATCGATAGCGCATCTACGGGAACTTTAGTAGCGGCTTTAGACGTTTCGGGTCGACAAGAGATGCAGCTCCTAGTAGACGTAGGCGCAGGCATAACAGGCTCAGCTACAGTATCCATTGAAATAAGTCCCGAAGACTCGGGCAACGTGTGGATTCCTAGCGGAACTACACTAGCTATTACGGGGACCGCAAATCTAAAATCCGCTAAAGTCACTGACCTGGCTCGACGAGTTAGAGTAGTGCTTTCTGGCGCTAATTCAATTACAGTAGGTACTGCCACACTTCATTTATTGGCTAGGAGCTAACCTACAATGGGACGACTATACCTTAACAAAAAGGGCCCCACACAGCCCGTTAAACGCGCTATAAGCCCCGCTATTGAAACTTTAGTGGAAGACATGAGCAATGCGCCTTTGGATAGAGAAGTCGTCGTAAAAGAGATTATAGAGCGTCCTATCGAAGTAATTAAGGAAGTTATAGTAGAAGTACCTGTGATCAAGGAAGTGATTGTTGAACGTAAAGAAGAAGTTCCTGTAATTAAGGAAGTTGTAAAAGAGGTTGTAAAGGAAGTTGTAAAAGAAGTAGTGCGTACAGTAGAGGTTCCTGTCGAAGTGATTAGGGAAGTTGAAGTAGTTAAAGAAGTTGAAAAAATCATTAAAATACCAGTAATTAAGGAAGTTAAGCACATTCCGGTATGGGTAAAAGCTATGGTAGTGCTTGGAATTATTAAATACGTCGCTTTAGCCGCTTGGCTAGTGACGAAGTAAGAAACAAATTAGTAGTATAGGGGATTAGTTAACACATGGAAAAGAAACAAAAAGAAGAGATGTCAATGGACAAAAAAGCTAAGCTTGATTTGCTCAAGAGTCTTCGTAAAATGGCTATGGGCCTTATCCACGAAGGTATGGGCGAAGACGACATGGAGCTCGACGGTATGAAGAAAGTTACCGTAGCTGCTAAAGATTCTGAAGGTCTTAAAAAGGGCTTAGAAAAAGCTGAAGACATCTTAGAAGATATGCCCTTAGACTCTAAAGAGTCTGAAGATTCAGATGATATGGAAGAACTTGCTGAAGAGTCATCTGAAGAAATGTCTGACGAATCTGACGAAATTGCAGAATTAGAAGCTAAATTAGCTGCTCTCAAGGCCAAGAAACTTAAAGCTTAAGCTAGTTAGCTGAAAAAGGAGCTAACATGTCAAAGCTATATATGGACTCGAGTGAACTACTAGCCTCCATTAAATTGAGGGCGGCAGTTCCACTTGCCCAGATTTCGTTTACTGATGCTGATTTATTAAACTTCGCTACAGAAGAAATCGACCTTAAAATCGTCCCTTCTATCTTATCAGTTAGAGAAGAATTCTACGTTACTACCGAGACAGTCCCCCTCGTTGCTAATCAGTCTAATTATAAGATACCGTACCGCGCTATTGGCGGTAAAGTGCGCTACGTTTATTTACTCACATCTGACGGAACATCTAGACCGCTTGCACAAATAGGCATGGAGTTCCTACCAGACTATCAAGCTACATCCTTCTCATTTCAAGAAGCTGGGTTCTATCTTCAGTCGGATGAACTAGTCATTCTGCCGCCTATTCAGGGAACGGTAACGTCGTCCCTAGTGATGAAGTATTACATGAAACCTAATAAGGTAGTGCCAATGAGTCGCGGCGGCCAGATTACTTCCATAACAGAGAGAGTTGGCAATACCACTCTAACGGACATAGTAATTAGCACAACTATGCCTACTAACTTCACTACAGGCTCAGAAGTAGACTTTATACAAGCTAAATCCAACCACAAGACAAAAGGCTATGATATTACAGTTCAGGCTGTAAGCGCCGCTAGCCGAACTATTACAATCAACACTGTTGACGTTCCTTCTGAACTAATCGTAGGCGACTTTGTTTGCACAGCCGGCGAGACTGTTATCCCTCAAGTGCCATCAGAACTACAAGTAATGGTGGCGCAGGCAGTAGCTTGTCGCGTACTTGAAGCTATTGGCGATACTCAAGGATTAGCTAACGCTAATGCTAAACTCCAGGAAATGGAAGTAAAGCTCTTGAGTGTTATAGACAGCAGAGTAGAAGCTCCTGGACGTAAAGTTAAAAACCCTAACACATTTATAGGTAATTCATTTAATCGACGCTTGCGGAGGTATTAATCGTGGCTGTCCGTACCCTACTTAAGATTGCGGGCCTGTATACCGACCCCAACTCCATTGGATCAGTTCCAGAGGGCGCGCTTGTTGAAGCTGAGAACGTAATTATCGACAGTGACGACGTACTAGAGTCTCGGCGTGGTTTTAAGGTATACGGCGTGGAGTTTAGTGGCGGCACCGCTAAGCAGATGCTGGACTATAAGGACACGATCTTAAGACACCATTCTGACTTATTGTCGTACGACTTAGTAGCTAGTCCAGGCACGTTTACTATATATAAAGAGCAAATGTGGGTATATGCTAACTCACTTACAAACTCTGGAACTACTGCTACTTATGTTTCTTTTAAGCCACATAAACTAGTTACCGGAGACTCCGTAGTAATTTCTGGTGCCGATAAAGACGAATATAACGGTACTTTTACCGTTACTGTAAGTAACTCCACTACATTTACCTATACCATGACTGGGACGCCATCAGGCTCCGCAACTATTCCAGGCCCTGTCCTTGAAGCCAAGACTTACCACATTAATCAGATAGACTCGTCTAATAAGATCCGTGGAGTGGAAGCTGTAAATAGTAACTTTTATTTCACGTCAGATACTGGCATGAAAAAGTTGGACCGCGTATCTGGATACGTGTCTGAAATTGGAGCCCCTAAAGCTCTGGATACGGACCTAGAATTAGTAGATGCAGCAACTTCGCCTATAATGCCGCAGAATTCACAAGTAGCTTATCGCGTAGTATGGGGCTATAAAGACTCTAATCAAAACTTAATATTAGGGGCGCCTAGCACAAGCTCTACAATAGGCTTATCCGCGAGTAGCCTAGCCATCCCAGACTTCAACGCTCTTTTGGATAAATTAGACGACGCTGCCGCAATAAATACCGGCACTCTTACTGATACGGATTACAACACGCTTGCCATAGGAACTACCGCTAGTGCTGTAGAACTAAACGCAGCGCTTAAAGAGCTATGCTTTAAATTAGAGGCCGATATTGGCCACTCTAATCCGGACCCCGCAGTTTATGGTAGCACAGGCGTAATCACGAATATTCCTACAGGCACCGCTGGCTCTTCCGTAATTATCACTGCCAATAACACGCTATCAGTAGGCGATTCTGTTACCTTAGCCAATACAACCAGCTTTCCATCTATCGACGGTACATACGATATTACTGCTCGTACAGCAACTAACTTCACTATTAAAATAGATCAGGCTATTACAGTAGCAGCTACAGGGGTAGACGTGGGCTCGTGGACTAGCGGCATTGCTCAGTACTATCCTGCACCTGAGGTGGATAATGAGGAAGCCTTCATTGAGCAGCAAGCTTTCTTTGACGAAGTAGTAGATGCTTTAATAGCCGAGCCTAACGCACATATTTCAGCTCAAGGTACTTTAACTATTCCTACTGGCCTAGCCGGCGCCATATCAGTCACTACTAACGATACGCACCTAATGGCCAATGGCGCTTCCGTGGAGATAACAGGATCAACCACTACTCCTAGCATAGACGGCACTTACACTATATCTAACGTAACCGCCACTACATTCGACATTACCGTAGCCGCTGATATAACAGTATCAGGTACTGCGGACTATATTGGTCAAGCCCAGTTAGCGGCGAACTTCACCAACGCCATTCAAGGTAAGAACGTTACACTAACCTTTACAGTACCCGAAGGCATTACAACTAACTACTTCTATCAGATATACAGAACCCAGGCTTCATCAGGTCTTAATATCAATCCTGGCGACGATATGGGCCTAGTATTCGAAAGTAACCCTACAGCCCAGCAAATACTAGACGGTATTATCGAAGTGACAGACGAGACGCCAGACGGCTTTAGAGGAGCAGACCTCTACACTAACCCTAGACAAGAGGGAATACTGCAGGCTAACGAGCAACCCCCTTTTGCCAAAGATGTCGCTATTTATAAAAACATTGCATTCTATGCTAATACTAAGACTCGCCACAAGCGACTCTTATCATTAACGGGAGTTTCTGGATTAGTGGGAACTTCCTTGTGGGTGGGCAATACTAGGTATGACTTTGTATCCGGTACTCCGGCTAACGGAAATGAAATAGAAGTTCAGACTTCTGGCACTCCTGCTCAAAATGTGGACACAACTGCGCGTAACTTAGTCAGGACTATAAACAGATACGCAGATAATACCGCGATATACGCTTACTATATTTCCGGCGTGGACGATATTCCAGGTAAATTACTATTAGAGGCTCGCTCCATAAGTTCTAGTGCGTTTTACGTAATGTCTAACAGCGTTACAGTAGGTAGCACTAATTTCAGCCCTAGTGTAGCGCCAGAGAATAATCCCATTACATCAATAAGCTCGGCTACCTCAGCAGTAATCACTACCACTACGGCGCATGGCCTACAGGTAGGCGATCAGGTGTACTTAGTGGACACTGATACCGATGAGCTGTGCGATGGCCTTAGGACTATTACAGCACGATCATCTAATACGTTTACTGTTGCAGTGAATACTACTACAAGCGGAAGCACTGCTCGTGGATTCTTTAAAAAAGCAGCACTAGCGGTAGTATCAGATAATGAGGTAACTAAGAACCGAATCTACTACTCTAAGCAGAATATTTATGAGGCCGTACCTACCCTAAACTTCTTTAACGTAGGTAGTGGTGATAAAGACATACTTAGAATCGTTGCTCTGCGCGACAGTCTTTTTGTACTTAAAGCAGACGGCGTGTACAGAATCAGTGGCGAGACTACTTCTAGCCTTATTGTGGACGCTTTCGACTTGTCCGCACAAGTGCGAGGCCCAGACACCGTCGCAATCGGTAATAACCAAATCTACGCATTTTCTAACCAAGGCGTGTGCACCATATCAGATAATGGCGTATTAGTCATATCCAGACCAGTAGAGGATCAACTATTAAAGCTAGCTCCCAACGCAAATATACCATCTACAGCCTTCGCCGTGTTTTACCAAACTGACCGTAAATATATCCTGTGGTTACCGGAAGACTCAAATGATACAGTATCGCAAAGAGCGTGGGTATATAATAATGTCACACAAGCGTGGACTAATTGGATACAATCTAAGACCTGCGCCATAGTAAATTCCAATGATGACAAGCTTTACCTAGGCGCTTCTGATATTAACGCAATAGAGCAAGAGCGTAAATCATTTACTAGATCAGACTATGCTGACCGAGAATACGCACTGTCGATAGTATCATATGATGCTACTAATTCTATCGCCACGTTGTCTAGCGTAGCTAATGTAGCTATAGGCGATATTCTGGTACAGACCGTTAGTCACACTATGGAACTAGACTACGGATCATATGATTATGAGGTCGAGGCTAAAGTGGTAGCAGTGAACGCGGCTAGATCTACCGTAACTGTAGAGACTGTATACGACCTTATAACAGGCCCTATAACGCTCTATAAGGCTTACCAGTGCAAGATCACATGGGCGCCTGAGGATGCGGGCAATGAAGGTGAAATAAAGCAATTTAGAGAGGCTACAGCGCGTTTTAAGAAGTCTAGGATCACTACGCCAGTGCTGGCCTTTAGTAGTGACTTACAGTCTGGATTTGAAGAAATACAGTTATTAGGGCCGGGCCTAGGTAACTGGGGCTACTTCCCGTGGGGCGGAGTGCCCTGGGGCGGAGACTCTAGGCAGCGCGGATTTAGAACATACATACCATTAGGTAAGCAGCGATGTAGTTTGCTCAATTGTCAGTTCAAGCATAAAGTCGCTCGAGAAGAGTGGCAGTTAGAGGGCATATCATTAGTAGTTGAAGTAAGCAGCCCAAGGATTAACAGATAATGGCGCGAATAAAACTTAAGCGAATCTTGTCTGAAGATTTGCCTTCGCAATATTCAGATTTGACTGATAAGCTGCTATTACCGATTAATGACGCGATTGATAGTTTATCTAACGCCATGAACAATAATCTTTCTGTTGCCGATAATCTTTCGGCACAGGAGACTGTTCTGGACGTTAGTACGCTACCTACAAATGCCTCCCCATTGTTTTTTAGAAGTACTTTAAAGGGCCCGTGTCGCGGCATCGTTTGTATAGCCGCTGAGCTGATTGGACAAGGTACTCAGCCCACTGGCCAGCCCTTCTTTACATTTGAATCCGCCGGTGCTAATATAAAAGTAACTAATATCACCAACTTAACTGCAGGATCGCGGTATTCATTACGTATTTACTGTTTCACATAGCATTAAACAAATTATTAATAGGGAAGTATGGCCACAATTCTTAAACAAAATCAAGATAAAGCAAAGGATCAAGCAGTTGACGCTCAAGGTGAACAATCTACTTTTGCAACATCTTCAGGCCAATCTTCTATGGCAGGTCAGGGTGGCGGTCAAGCTCCTCAAGCGGGTCAAGCGGCCCCCCAAGGACCTTCTAGTTCTGGAAGTTTCACTAACGTAAGAAATTTTATTAAAGCTAATCAAGGCAATCAACTAGGCCAAATGGTTAAGGGCAAGACTCAAGAAGAGAAGCAAAAAGCAGCTAGCACTTTATCCCAGGCGCAAAATACACTAGGCGGACAATTAGGCGTCGTTCGTGATCAAGTTGATGCGTCTAAGGATAAAGTTACCGATGCTATTACAGCGCTAAGCCAGAACTCGTATTCTCCAGATCAAGCAAAAGCTGAACAATCTATTGCGGATATTTCAACTGCATATAACATGCAGTATGCTGGTCCTGACCAACTGGGTAGTCAGGATAAAATCGCGGCTCAGGCTCAGAACCTATCACAAATAGGGCAAGCCGCTAAATCAGACCCAGGGCGCGCCGCGCTACTCCAAAGATTCTTCGGAAGACAGAATCCTACCTACACATCCGGCCAAACATCTTTAGACAATCTGTTGCTTGGTCAACAAACTCGAGAACTATCAGACATTAGGCGACAAGCTCCAGAATTTCAAAAACAAGCTGCCATGGCCAGACAGCAAGCAGCAGCAGACATAGCTGGAGTTCAGGGGGATATTGGACAGTTAAAGACTGATACTGGAGCGCAAGTTGGTAAAGTTCTGACTCAGGCAGAGGCTACTGCTAAACAACGTGCACAAGAAGAGGCTAACAGAGTTATTAAACAGGACGCGGATGCTGCCAGAGCGGCCATGAAGAATTTCAACTTTGACCTGAGTCGCCAGGCACCAGAACAGAAAAAGGGCGAGCTGCCGCCACTTTGGAGTGGATTTTCCGGCGATACTTCGGCGTACCTAGGATTCACAGCGTCTGATGATATGCTTAGGAATATGGGGGTGCTACCACAGAATGCATTCGCCCAACAACTTTCATCTGGAGATTTTGGCACAATCTCACAACTTGATCCAATTAAGGCTGCCGTGTATGCTAAATTAGCTGATGCCGTACAAGGTACTACGCAGTTCCGAGCTGGACAAACAGCTCAATCGTTATCAAACGCTGCGGTGGACGCTAATAAAATTGCAGCAGTACATCAGGACATAGCGCGTCAACTTGAGCCGCTTTTGCGAGGGCGCCGAATAGGTAATTCTATGGAATCTGCTTACGATGCGCTTCATAAGCAGTCTATGCGTAAGGACTTAGGATATGCATCTGACGCGAAATATGCGGGCATTGTTAGAAACGCTGCTAGCGACGCATTACGTAAGGTTTTAGCTCAGTATAAATAAAAGGGAAACACTATGGTAAATAAACTAGGTACAGCATTAGGCGGAGCAGCTAGCGGAGCGGCTGCCGGAACAGCTATTTTACCCGGATGGGGCACGGCAATTGGCGGGATTATCGGAGGATTAGGTGGGCTAATTAGCGGCGGGGAATCTGCTGAAGCAAAGGCTGCTAGAGAAGCCGCTGACGACATTAAAAATAACTGGGAGATAGCAACCCCCGAACAACGTCAATATGCTCTGGAGTATTATCAAAGCGTCGGACAATTTAGCCCAGAAATGGAAGCCGCCATACTTCAAGAAGCCTCAGCAGCGGAGCAAATATCGTTAGACCCGGCGTATCAACAGGCTCAGCGTGATGCTCTAGCTCGTCTCGAACTTAAACTTCAAGGTGGAGGTTTTGACTTGGAAGACGAGGCTAGAATGCTCCAAGCTCAGCGAGATGCCGCTAGGGATGCTCAAGGCAATCGCGAAGCAATTATGGCCCGTATGGCTCAGCAAGGTATGTCAGGAGCTGGACAAGAGTTGGCCATGCAGTTGCAGGCAGCTCAAGGCGCGCAAGATATGCAAGCTCAGCAGCAACTTAATATTGCCGCAGAAGCTAACCGCAGACAAGGGCAGCTTATTCAAGATAAATTTAATTTAGCCCGTAATATGCAGCAAGATGAATATGGGCGAGATATTGGATTAGCAGATAGGCGCGATGCGCTGTCTAGGTTTAACGTACAAACTAGACAAGACGTACAGCAGCGTAACGTTGATCGCAGTAATCAGGCACAACAGTACGACCTTCAGTACGCCAGGGATCTTAGCAATAAAAACGTAGATCTACGTAATACATACGCACAAGATCAGCGTAATCAAAGGTTGGCCGCGGCTGCTGATAAGAACCAGGGCCTGTTAGCTAGGCATGGAATGGCTACTACTGCAGGCAAGGCACAAGATGCGACTGAAGCTGCGGCTTCAAAGGGCTGGATCGATACTATGACTGGTGCCGGTACCGTCGCTGTAGGCGCAAAAAACGCTGGACTACTCGGCACTAAAAAAGTATAATAAGGACTGATTTATGAAAAAGAAGCCGTCATATCTAGAAACCCTGTCCTCACTGTTCCCGTTATCTTCTGAACCCTTGGCTTCTAGCGCACCCGCATCTCAAGATGGCTTTATTCAAGAGGCGTTGGCAAATATTGCTACGGCACCGGCACAACCATCGCCCGCGCCTGTACAGCCAGATGCTCCGGCACCGGAGATAGAAACCCCAGTATCTAAGATGTTAGCGGACCTTTCTAATCTAACTACGCCAACACCTCCAGACGCTACAGAAGATACCGCAGCCAAGCCGGCCAATAAAGCCCCTGCCGAACCTAAGGCACCAGCGCTCCCCAGCTCATCAGATTCATCCCTCATGGAAGAAGAGCTTTCAGCTAAGTCTAAGCGAGACGCACGAGCGTCCGAGCTTAATAGGCTGTATCCGGTCGAACAGCCTGATAATTCTATGGCGCTGCTCACCATGCTTCGAGGAGCTGCACAAATGGGCGGCGGACTTGCTAGCAGAGTGCAGGGAGTAGATGTAAAGCCCGACGTTAGCGGAATAGATGCCGCTCAAAAAGACATTACCACAATGCAGAAAATGCTGCAAGATGCCACTAAAATGAAAATGGACCGAGATAAGTACGGCATGGATATGCGCCTAGAGGCTGAAAAAGACGACCCTAATAGTCAAATATCCCAGACGTATCGCACAGTCGCTGAGAAAGCTGGCCTAAAGCTTAAGGGCAATGAAACTGCGCGAGCGCTAGAGGGCGTTCTTGGTAAGGGCGTGCTGGGCGGAGGCGACGGTAAATTCGTGTATATGGGCGCAGTTGAGGGCGGACACCCTGCCTGGTATAATACCCAAACTCGACAACTATCAATTGAGCCTAACGTTAAGATGGCCGAGAAGGGCCAGCTTATGAAAGATTTGGACACAGGCGAAAATAAGATATTCCTGCCCCGCTCCAAAACTACTATCCCATTAGGGCAAAAAGCTGCACTTGATCTACCTACTGACAGACCATTAACTTACAATGAGCAAATTAGAAAAGATTATTACGATTTAAATAGAGCACAAAAAGATAAAGTAATGGATTTCCGTGACCAAGTCACTAAGGATAAACTAGTGGCAGAGGCTAGGGATTCTTTGATGTCCGTGGACATGGCTCTATCTTTGATAGACGCAAATATTCCAGGCTCAGGCGGAGCTATCAAGCGCGGACTACTTAAGATGTTTGAGAGTGGTGGCCGCTTTACTAACGAAGACGTTCAGCAATTCGGCGGCGAGCAGAGCGCCTTAGCGCGACTTACCAGAATGGCTATTCTTGAAACTCAAGGTAAGGACTTGTCTCCAGACGATCAAAAGTACGCCAAACAGCTAGCGTTAGTTATTCAGCGAAAAACTCAGGATAAGCTCAAAGAAGCTACAAATCGTTATACAGAGGACTTAGTTAGGATTGGGGTACCAGAGCAAACTGCTGGTCGCGCCATACTTGGTGGGCTAATTGACACACCAACGTTATGGATTGATCCTAAAACCAAAAGAAAAGTAGCAGTATCTAATGCGCAGTCTGCGGCGGCTTTAAGTAAAGGCCTTCTCCCGCCTTGGCACGCCGAAGAGGCGAATTTACAGACAGAATTAACTAAATACGAAGAGGCTGCCGCTAAAGCAGCTAAAGGTAAATAGTAACTTATGGCTAAAGACGACGTAGTTGACTTTGAAGATTTCTTAGCAGAGCAGGGCGAGTCATCGCCTGAAGGCTCAGATAATTCACAAGCTGCGTTGCTAGGCTCTTCCCCACAGGCACTAAAAGCCGGCGTAGAAGAAGGTAAGAAGCTACAGGCGGAGGCATTTGCAAACCAACTAGCAGCCGAAAATCTTACTAAAAAAGAAACTCCTGCTGATCTATTAGGAGGTGCTATCAAGACTGGGGCCGCTGCCGGACTAGGCGCCGCTGAAGGCTTAACCTATGACCTACTGGATGACGCTTTAGGCTTAATGCCAGGAGTAGACTCTAAGGACTTTAGACGAGCTTTTGACGAGCTGTATGAATCTAGCCCAAAAGCCTACACCGCTGGTAAAATATTAGGCACAGTCGCCCCCATGGCAATATCGCCAGTAGGTGCCGCGCCAGCAGCCCTCTCAAGATTACCAATGCTATCCAAAGCAGCGCAACTAGCCTACGCCCCCGCCACTAAAGCAGTACAGGCTGCAGCTAAGACTAAGGACCTGGGATACTTTGGTAGATTGCTAGGCTCGTCCGGCGACATTGCGACGGCTACAGCCCTGTCTGCTGCCGGTAGGACAGAAGGAGATAAGTTAGATGCCGTAAGCGAAGCTTTATCTTCCCCTGCCCATATCCTTCCTCAATTAGCTAACGTCCCGTTACAGACTACGCCCGCATTATTGAATCTACTGTCTAAGACTAGTCCAGCTCAGAGCGCTAAGTTTGGTAAAGAATTTACAAAGACTACCGGACTTATGCCAGGTTCTAGAGAAGGTCGCGAACTAGCGCTATCTGAAATTCAACAAGTAGCGCGAGAAATTGGCGAACCCTTAACCGCAGCCGCTGCAGCTAAGAAGCAGCAAGCATACGCAGGCCTGATGAAATCTGCAAATGAAATCTTAGAATTAACTTCAGCAGCTAAGTCTAAAAGCGCTAAAGAAATAGATACCATTGTTCGTCAAATGGCAGCGTCCGACAGTCCGACAGATATTTCTAAGCTAGCGGACAAAGTTCGTAAAATAGCAGAAAAATTTGATATGTCTCCAGACGAAGCACCAATTGCAGCTAAAGTCATGAAAATGGTAGATGATCTTTCTATAGTCAAGCCTGAGGCGAAACTAACTAGGACTGAGGCGCTAACTAGAAAACTAGATCCAGAGACTGGCCTTCCAGTAGACACTACTAAAACTACCTTACGAAGTAAGGACGTGGACGTAAGTTCTGAAGACTTGCAGAAGCTCTTGGACGATACTAAGGCTATGCAGTCTAAACAAGGACAGACTGCCCAAGGACTTACAGAAGGCCCTGCTGGAACAACAGAGACGGTGAGTCGTACTGATGAGCTTACTATACCTGCCGTCACTAGAACTGAAGCTCCTATTAAAGACTTATACAAAATACATAAGGCACTGTCAGACAAAGTTCAAATGACTAGCGACCCGGCTACACAGCTTGGATTTAAAAAGATGTTGGCTGAAGTTGAGGGTGCCATGCTGAACGAAAGCACAGCTAAGCAGTTCCTAGAAAGTCGAAAACTTTACGCTAAACAGGCACAGCTAGGTAGGACCGCTAAAGATACTGAATTAACTGAGTCGGTAGTTAGTCCTCAATTCACTGACTGGCTCGCTAATTTGTCAGACCAGACTCGCTCAGGAGCGCAAACAGAGCGCGTAAACGTTGAAGCGCTATTAAAGTCAGTTTCTGACCAACCTACTGCACAACGAGTTTTGGCTGAAAGCGAAGCTTCAGGAAAAGCCTTTAAGCAAGCAGAGGCTATACGCAATAAGTTCTTAGATGCGTCTTCCTCTGTGCCTGGACGAGAGTTCAGAGGGATAGAGGCGGCTATAGGTACGGCAGACCCTACTAATATGGGCCTCCGTTCTACAGAACAAGGAAAAGATTTACAAGCAGCGGCAGAATTTCTAGCTCCTGGTCTTACGACTGAGAAGACGCCTAAAATTGAGCGTGCCGGCAAACTAGGTAAAATGCTAAACTTGACAGCAGAGCCGGATACTAATTTTGCATCTGGAGGGGTTACTGGAACCGTAATGAAATTGGCTCAGTCAGAGGGCGGCGGTATTTCTGGTATTCCATATACCCTAGGCGGATTAGCACAAAAAGCCGAGGACATCGCAGTAAAGACGCCCGCAGGCATCGTTAAGTCGGCCGCTAAGACATTCTCCGATTTACCTGACGAACAGTTAATGGCTAAGTCTGAGGAACTTATTAGAAAAGGCTATAAAGGCTTAGGCGCCCTAGCTAAGTCCGCAATTGGCCCAACTAACATCAGCCGGAATGCTGCCCTATTCATGCTTAGCCAAGATCCTGGTCTAAAGTCAGAATATGCAAGAGCATTAGAGGCGGGAGATTTAGAGTCATCAGACGTCACTTCGTTTGATAATATGGACGCTATACCTTTTGACCAATTTGATAAGGATAATTCTGACAAGTAATAGGTGATTTATGGACGATAAATTCAATAGGATTAATGCTAAGCTAGATAAGATCGATGAGCGGCTAGATAAAGTTGAGCAAGTCCTTGTCCGTAATACTACCATTATGGAAGAGCATCACAGACGCAGTACCACTCTTGAGACGCACGTATCTAAAATTGAAGGCAGATTCTATAAAGAACTGGGGCCTATTAAAAAACACGTGGACATGGTGTCGTATGGAGTTAAAGGTATTATGTGGGTATTCGCTGGCATATCAGCAAGTATAGGATTACTGCTGGCGCTTAGACAATTAGGTATCGTCCTCTTCTAAATTACGCTTAATCATAATAGCTTCTAAAACAGCATCCTCGTATTCCCCTGGATGCATAGTGCTCATATATTCAGAATCTAAGATGGACGCCAGAGCCTGGGGATTTTCGGTATTTACAATAGCATTCATAGCCTTAGCTTTGGTAAACATACATCTATTTCTAGCGTTATTCGTGCCCCACAGCTCTCGTTTAGCTTTCTTACTCTTGTAGAATTTTTTACCTTTGTGCTGGAAATTAGTGATTACTGTCTCTTCGAGAAAAGCATTAAGCCACGCCTTATCTTTATCGCTAAGCTTATCAATATAGTCAGTTTCTAACTGGTCTAGTCTAGTCTTTACCTGCCGCTTAAAGTTGAGTGCGGCGTATTTTTCTCTGTGACGAGGAATGACTTGTTTATCAGTATCTAGCTTAGTCTTGGACTTTAGCTTTAGTTTTCGTTTTTGCTTTGTTGGAGCCGCTTTTTTTGCCATTGCTTTTCTTCCTGAAAAATCTCGTATCCATGTACATACTGTATGTACTTGGTAGACCAACCGTCGTGGGGTCTAAGTATGTAAATATTATAGCACCTGATACCTTGCTTGTAAAGTAATTTCTAAACAATTTAAAGAACTTTCTCATTGGAATAGGGTCTTTAGCTTTACTAGCGTATATCTGATAAATAAGCCTGAGCGGAACGGCGCGAGTACCCTCTACAATGTCATTATCGTAGATAAAGGCCTTGACTTGGCGCTCCTCATAAGACAGCTCAGAATCGTTTATAGGGCCGTCCGACAGCGCGGCGGCTAGTAGGGGCCCTAGGTCTACAGAAGTCTCAATGGCGAGGCTTATAGGCTGTCTAGCGACCTCTATAAGCTCAGCTATAGTCTTCTTGTGCTTGCCCATATTATTTAGTAGCTTGATTAACCCCAAACGCTAGGGCAGTAGTCAATAAGGCACCTAAGCCAAAATACAGGGTAGTCTTCCAGAAATTAGAGTCTTTGGATTGTTGAAGCTGCTTAGATAGTTCAGAAGACTGCTCCTGCCACATTTTAGACTGCTCCCTAATAAGCTCCATTTCCCGATCTTTAAGGGCCATGAGTTTGATATTAGTCTCATCTAAGGTCTTGTAGTAGCGGAGGGATTCGGAATCTTGACGAGCTTCTTTTTCTTTATCTGGGCTAAATAAGTAGCCGGTGAAGGGGGCCGCCTGACCTTTTTCTACGAACTGGACCTGGGCCGTAGTCGGCGCCGCAATAGCAATCGCGGCCACGAACGCTAATAACCTATAGGACATATTAAGCTTAGATTTGAATGTACTATAAGACATAGTTATTTCTTCTTATTCCAGAAGTCTTCTACTTCCTTAGAGCTAAGATCTTCTGCCGGCTTATTGCCAGCTTCCCTAAGCTTATCAGCCTCAGACTGCAGTCCAGCCTCATTATCTTTAAGCCCACCGATCTTAGCATCGATTACCGCAGAATCCTGCCCCGTCTTGACTAACCCGAGCTTAGCCAGTAAACCCCTAGTAAAGTATTGTCTGAGCAAGATTAGTCCCAGGATAGCGCTAAGAATAGTTACAATTACTTTCCACGATTTCTTTAAAAATGACATTAAATAGTCTCCCCTAATTTACTAAGTTTTTCTAAAACTGTAAACGGCGTAAATGCCGTATTAGCTACTTCGATCTTATAGACCCCGTGATGCTTAGCTACTGCTAGAGCTATAGCCAGAGCGTCAGTTATATCATGTGGAAGCTGTCTCTCTTTTAAATTAATATTGCTTTTGATATTTTCCGGCACTGATATAAACTTCTTAACGTAATTAGCAGTAGGAATCTTATAGTCTCGTTTAGAGCCTACTGTAACGCTTTTAATGCCTAATATAGCTCGCCAGGCTGACGGGCCTAGTTCTTGATAGATTACCTCTTTTTCATCGGCGGCCATGCTTATAAGAGCGTTGATAGTCGGAACTACAGCGGAACCCATTGGCAGCTTAGGATTCATAAAGAATGACTCTGTAACAACTACGTGAGGAATTATGTGATCGGTGCCGTCTAATAGAATGCCGGCGGCCTTTAGCATATAACGATAGCGCTGAGCCTTAGACCAGGAATCCTTAGTCCACAGCATGCCTGTAGCTACTACGTACATTTCTTTAGCGTCTAGATCTAATTGGACTAAAACCCACGCTAAGTGGCTGGAGCTAGGGTCTACTAATAGAAACCCGTGCTTACCTTCGGTATATGTAATGGGGAACTTAATATTAGTCTTAGCGAGAACGGCATTAGACTTCTTTTTAGTTTGTTTTCGTTTGGCCATGCTTATTAGTCTTCCTATATGTACACTCGGTATTACTGCATAATACCAAAGTTCTAGTACCTAAGTCAACGTGCTTTAGTTTATTCGCACACTTAGGACACTTAGGTTCGGAAGAGTATTGCATATCATGATATGTGATATCGTCTAGAACGGTAGACGCCATATCTACTGCTTTTTGTAGTTCTTTATCTGAGCGGGCTAGCTGCTTACGGAGTTGTCTATTCTCGGCCTCTAGAGATCTAATAACTCCGCGTAAGTGTTCTAGCTCGCTACGAGTTTTAGGTCGCTTGCCCATCGGTTAATTTAGAAATAGCGGCTATTACATCTGCTTCAAATTGAAGTAGAGTTGAATTGTTTATGATTGTAATATCTACAGCCTTAGGTTCGAATTGTTCAGAAGCGTGCGAGTCGGAATTTACTAGCCCTGGGCGTTTTATCATCATTAGCTTACCGCCCAGCTTGTTTACAATATAGTCGGCCTCATTCTGAAAGCGCACGTCGTGGATTGCGTATTTACCGTCGAACTGTATTTGGGAAGCTATGGCCTTTAGCCAATAGTCTTGGTCAACGCAATCTCGGACTAGTTCAGAGCCTAACACTTGAAGTAACTGGCGTGGAGTAGACGTGTTTTTAGGGCCGTTATAAAGCCCCACAGCCTCTTCAATTACAGAGGGGTGTATTTGCATATACCGATCACTTAGCGCCCAAAGGTAAGCCTTTAAAGCAGTATTAGAGAGGTTTACAGGTACATTAGCTGTTTCCTTTGTCGCGGGATCGTGGAGTATGTCTAAGCTAATGTCGAATACGTCAGCCGCAGCTTGCTTTATGGCGTCCGCAAAGGCCAAAGGTTTATAGCCCTTATTAGTGAGCAGTCTAGCCGCCGTAGTTTTACCTGAGCCTTTTTTTCCGATTAAACCTATAATAGTCATTTTGCCTCCAGCTTATATGGCTCAAGCGCCGAGTAAATAAGATTAGCCTTGTGGTAAAATTTTACAAAGTTAGCTCCGATCCACGAAGCTATAATCTCTTCTACGTCTTCTATTTTAGGCTGAACTACAGAATCTAAGTGTAGGTTTTTAAAGTAGGCGTGCATAAGCTCGTGGCCGCATATTGCCAAAGTGACTGCGTCGTCCCTAAAGTCTATGGTACATTCTTCAATATCAGTAATTGCGTTACTATCGTTACCGTGTAGTTTTTCATAGACCTTAGCTGGCCACAACTGACACGTCCACATTTCTTCGTTTACCTGTAACTTAATAGAGGTCTTTGGTTTTCTTTTGGCCATAATATTAGTTTACCTAAAAATGGGCTAAAAGTCTAACCACGCCACTCGCCTTTAATAACGTTAATTAATTGCCTAGAGCCATTCTCATACACTAGGCACATAGTATGCATCCACGAACTTGGACCTTTATTATAATTAAGCTTAAGGTAGGAACTGGTACCTACTACCCAAGCGCCTCGCTGAATTTCTGGGGAATGCGTATGCCCGCTTACTGAAAGTAAGTAGGCCTTTTCTAGGGATATAGTAGACCCTCTAGCGCCATTAGATCCTAAGTGACCGTGCATGCCGCACTCTATCTGTTTCTTAGTAATCTTAAAGGATTCCTCTGAGCTGAGAAATTTAGTCTTCTTTAGCCTCTGGTACTTAGCCACCCCGTATTCGAGAGGGTCGCTACCCCTAGCTTTAGCTAAAGCTAGCTCCAGACCGAGCACGTGATTTTGCGAGTCCTCTAAATAATTACCTGCCTCTAACCATCTATCCAAAAATTCATCGTGATTACTCTTAACTACTACGAGTTTTTTCTTAGGTAATTTCTCTAACTCAGCCAGCTCGATAGCAGTATTATGTAACTCAGAGGCCAAGCTATTCTGGGAGCCTAGTAATGCCTTCATAAGAAGCTTATGCTCTATATGATGGTTTACAGAAATACCGTCAAATAAATCGTGCATAAAGAGATAATCAGGCTTAAACCTGTGCATAATCTCTTTGACTATGCGTTTAACTTTAGGATCGGTGTATCCGGTGTGCCAGTCCCCAGGAATTAAAGCTGCCACATTAGCCTCGAGTACTTTACCATCAGGCGTATAAGTTTTAGCTAAGTCTATGAAACTACCGTCTCTACTAGCCTGTACTTGTCTAAAATGATATAGCGATGATCCCTTTACCTCTACAATTATAGCTCCGATTACGTGATCTAAATTTGCGATTAAAGATCTTTTAGAGCGTTTTTTGTGAGGCCGCGTTACCGCTCCAGGAGTCATTAGTACTCTAGGAAGTTCGTTGCTAGGAGATGCCACGGACTTTAATCTTTGCTTAGGGGACGAGTATATTACGCTAGTGTCGATTCCAGATAATCGTTCTAACCCTGATATAGGATCTGGCTGTTCAGCTCCTACGGGGATAGTAGACAGCATTAATTTTGAGTTTAGCGACAAGTCCTCTGTTACTACAGTACCGTAGGTCTTAAGCTTTGGATCTAGCGTGTCCTTTTTAGCCAGCGGAGGCGTGGGCAGGATAAGGAGCTTTGCCTTATTTCTAGCACAGTAATTTTTAATAGCGGATAAAAATCCATCATGAGCTGCGCAGCCCGGCACCGCCGACGCAATTACGTATCGCTTCATTTACTAAATCTCCTTCTAGCTGTGATAGCTCTTCTACTAGATTCTGAAAAAGTTACCCATTCCATGTTACCTATAGTATAGCCTAAATCTGGGTTAAGTCTATAGGCCACGGGTGCGAGCTTGATATTCCTATTACTGCCTATATACTCGTTGAATAGTTTTAAGAATTGCGGATCTGATTTTGCCCACGCTTTAAATTTAGGAAACGCTACAACGGCAAGACCTTTAAATAGTTTAGGAGTTGAGCAATATTTGCCCAGTACCCTATCGCGCATTCGGCTATGAATTCTGTATATTAAGTTATCGGCCGTTCTTCTATAATCCTCATTACGTTGTCCATTCTTTCTACGCCATTTTTTACCGTAACAGGATCTACATAGGCCTTTAATAAGATGTCTTTTATTATTACATCTAGAACTGGTACACTTCATGTTATTCGCCTGTAAGGAGTTCTGCGGTAAAATTTGCCGCAGCCTGACTAGTTCCATTTAGACATACGTTAAAGCCGCATTGATAATTACCGTCCCTAATATGAGTTACCGGACCATTTTTATTGCTGAGTATAGACGGACTCGCGACCACATAAAAACCAGGTATACCAAACTCGTAACATGCAGGAAATGCGTTACAACTTTGTGACAAGTCTAGCCTTAGATTACCTGCAGCGGTTACGATTGTGGTACCACTTTTTAATAAACTAGATATAAGCTCGGCTTCTTTAGGAATAAAGTAAGGTCCCGCAAGACTCAGATTAATAATATGCGGCTTTAGAGTTTTAGCGTAATCTAAAGCTCTTAGGTAACTATCTGAGGCGGATACCTGAGCCCCACCAGGAAACTCCTTCGTATGGTAGAATTTTAGAATAATCATACAGTGTGTCTTAGGATTAAGGCCCTTAGCTATTAGCCCGGCTACGTTAGTACCGTGCCCGTGATAATCCTCTAGCTTTGTCTTAGTGAAATCTGCATGACCAGACGAGCATAAGTATGGCAATACTTGCGACGTTTCCGGCATCCCAGAATCAATAATAACTACTTTCTTACGTGTTTCAGCTAATACAGTTACTGAGATTAGGACAACTAGAAGCACTGTTAGATCTCTAAAATACTGTATCATGATTTAATTCTCCCCGATAACATTCTTTAAATACTGTACTACGGCTAGGTGCCCGTTATTCGCCGCCCAGCGTAGCGCCGCATCGCCATCGGCCCTAACGTTAGCGCCCTTTTCGATTAGGTACTGCACTACGGCTAGGTGACCGTAGCGACTAAACGTGATTAAGTCGTTGTTAAGATCGTTTTGACACTCTACTGTTAACATACTTATATAACCTTCTGCTCAAGCTTAAGAATCTAGTATAGCGGTACACTAGCATCAATGTCGTCGGGCGATACCGATCTTATCGCAACCTCTGCGCTGCGAGTCTTACCGCAAATCGCGGTGTAATCCTGCTCCCCTATTTTAGTGAAGATTTTAAGACACGGGCTTTTTTTATACAGCTGTCGGCAACGTAACTGCGCTCTACTTAACTGCCGCATATCAAATTGATTAATTGGTATAAAAGTTTTATTTATAATCTCAGTAGCGGGACACGCAGTAAAGGACGCCATAAACATCAAATAAGCGTACATAGTCACTCCTCAACGTCTATCTTTACGTTGCCCCAGGAATCTTTATTATCTTCTTTGTACTGCTTAAGCGCTGCAGGATCGTCCGGTATAATAGCGTTAGAAGTAATTAAGAAAGGGCCCTCATTGGATACCCCATTAATGTGGTTCTTCTCAACAGCCAGCTTGGCTGCTATCCCGAAAGAAACGTCTCGTCCGTCCTTTACGGCCTTAAGCTGACGTGTCTTACGCACTTTAATAACTAAGCTAGACGAATAGTAAATCCCATCCCCGCCGTAAGGAACGTCTGTAGTAGGCCCTCCAGGAAACGCTGGCGGCTGCTTATACGAATGGTTAATGAATACCAGGCCTGCAAAATGCGGGCTATTTACTTTACGCGTATCGTTAATCCTATGACTAACTACCCGCATCTGCTCGCGAATTACTTTTGACGTTTTCATCATAGCGCCGCCAACCTCAGTATTACCGTCTTTAGCAATGCGTACAGAATCTCTACTAATGGTATTTCCGATAGAGTCCACTATAAATAAAATATCTTTAGGTATGTCGCCCTTGCTTTGTGCAGATAGGAACTTATGAATCTCATCAAAAATCTCTTCGATATACGTTACGTCAACAGATAGGACTGCATCCACGTCGACGCCCATAGTCGCGGCCCGCTCCGGCATAAACTTACCTTCTGTGATTATGAATATGGGCAGCACGTTTTGCTGCAGCGCTTTTGCCGCCAAAGTAAGAGCTAGGGTAGTCTTTCCGCCGTTACTAGGTCCGTAGATTTGAGTTATATGGCCTAAAGGTAGACCAGGTAATCCGGATACTTCTTTTAGGGCATCGTCCCATTGGATATAATTCTCTTTCTTGTACGGAACGCTTGCCGCCTGAAGCGACTTTTTAAATGCTTGTAGGTCAAATTTCTTAGTCATGGATGCTTAGCCCCTCACTTAAAAATATATCATGCAACTTCTTTCGCATTTCTGCTACGGCTTTAGTATAATCTTCCGAATATTCCTCTCCGCCGTACTTCACAATACTGCGAAGTTCTTGATCATACTCCTGCACTGCGTGCTTATAGGCCATCCCCTTTTGGGCACAATCTAGTTCGTATTGCTCCCCGGGCACTTCAAATTCTAGTATAACTTTCATGATATTACTCTCCTCACATGATCAATATACATTAGTACCTTAGTATATGCAAGTGTCAAAAGTATAGCTATTTACAACGTGCATTATTTGAGTTAGTGTATAAGCATGACTAATAAGTTATCCCATAGTTCAGTATCTACTTATACTACTTGTGCATATAAGTACAAACTTCGGTATATAGAAAAGCTGTACCCCAAAAATCCTAGTGCGGCGCTACTATTCGGCACGGCAATAGACAAGGCACTCACGGATATGCTAAATGATCATGCGGCAAATAACATAGACTGGCTAGGACAGACGTATAAGACCACGTTTATCAATAATTGGCGCCGAGGCGAAGTTAATAAAAAGATCGTAGATTTATATGATAACCCTGATGTAGTCTACGCAGCGTCAGATATGGACTGGAAGTTAATGTCTAATAAAGACTTTGATGCGCTACTTACTGCGGCCACGTCCCTATATCCAGGAGTAGGGCCATTACCTAAAGGGGATCACGCCGATCTAGTGGACCTATTTAAGGCTATAGGTAAGCAAAAAGAAGCGGACGGCTGGAATAACCTTAACGACGATCAGCGCAAGTACTATAACTACGCTAACTGGCTATGCTTAAGTATTAAAGGTGAGCTGATGATAAAAGCTTATCTAGAGAAGATTATACCTAGAATTAAAAGAGTGATAAGCGCTCAGCGGGCAATCGATATTCAAAGCGACAGTGGAGACTCTATTACGGGATTTATAGATTTAATTGCCATATGGGAAGACGGAAGAACTATAGTATTTGATAACAAAACCTCGGCTAGGGAGTACGAAGCCGACGCTGTTCTAAAGAGCCCGCAACTAGCTATATATTCGCACGCACTCGAGAATGAGCTTAAGTCTAGGACAGCAGGGTTCATAGTATTACGAAAACTTATTAATAAGAACGCTAGTAAGAAGTGCAGCGTGTGTAATATGGACGGGGAGGGCAACAGAGCTAGAACCTGTAATAACGAAATAGGCGGTAAGCGGTGTTCAGGAGAGTGGGAAGAAGTGCTGAGGCCGGCAGCGGATATCCAAGTACTTATATCAGATATCCCGGAACAAACGGAGGCCATAACTATCCAGAACTTCGAAGAAGTTAACCATGCTATAAAGGCCCAGGTATTCCCGAGAAACATGTCAGCCTGTAAGAATGGAAGCCTAATATGCCCGTATTACTCAGTATGCTGGCATAATAATAATAAAGATGTAGTTAAGATTGAAAAGTAAGTGTGGACATAGTTTCGCGCTTTTGCTAGATTATAACATATAGGAGACATATGGCAAAAATAGGAAGATCAATTAGAATGAAACAAGAAGACAAAGGACCTTACTATGTGCTTGGAATTGCAGTGACTCATGATGGTTTTGAGTTACGTAAGTTAAAGATGCACGGGGACGAAGTTATGCACGTAGAGACGGTAGCCACGTCCACAGATAGGGCCGAAATCATATCACAACTGGAAATAAATACAGTATATTATGCCTATGACTTTAACCAACAACAAAGTAAATAGCGGTACCGCACATTTTCAAACAGAGCTTAGCGACGCTTTAATCAAGTTTAGCCGCCACGGGCACCTAGCCGTAGTGCAGTACCTAATCGAAAAGGGCGCTAACGTTAGGGCCCGTGGCGACGCGGCGCTACGCAGGGCGGCGGAGAATGGACACCTAGACATCGTGCAGTACCTAATCGAAAAGGGCGCTGACGTTAGGGCCGATGATGTCGAGGCGCTACACCGGGCGGCTACTAACGGGCACCTAGCCGTAGTGCAGTACCTCATCGAAAAGGGTGCTAACGTTAGGGCCTATAACGACGCGGCGCTACACTGGGCGGCTCGTAACGGTCACTTAGACGTAGTACAGCTCCTCATCGAAAAGGGCGCTAAAGTTAGGGCCTGTGACGACTCGGCGCTACGCTGGTCGGCGGATAACGGTCACCTAGCCGTAGTGCAGTACCTAATCGAAAAGGGCGCTGACGTTAGGGCCCGTAACGACGAGGCGCTGCGTAACGCGGCGGAGAATGGTCACCTAGCCGTAGTGCAGTACCTAATCGAAAAGGGCGCTAACGTTAGGGCCCGTGACGACGAGGCGCTACGCGAGGCGGCGCATAATGGACACAAAGACGTCGTACAATATTTAGAAAACGTTATTAAGGAGCTTAAGAAGTGCAAGTGCTAAACTTTATCGCAATAACTAGAGAGCTTTACTACAATCGTCCGTCTACACTAAGTAACTTGCAGCACGTAGTAGTAGTATTATCTAACGCTAGATGTCACGAATTTTTACTAAAGGTTGAGCAGGAAAGCATCAAAGCGCAAGAAGCAAAAGCTCATATCCCTACCGTCTTTGACCATTGACATTCACTGAAGACTAGTATAATCTAAAAACACTGGAGGAAATCATGGATACAGTAAAAACAAAAAAGGGCACAGTCCTTCCCTTAATGAGCCTTAAAGGTAAGCCGTATATGCAGGTAGCTCATAGGATAGTTTGGTTTAATGAAGATACGGAAGGTGGAGCTTTCAGTATCGAGACTGAAAATCTTACTTTGTCTGAAGATCGTGCAGTTATCAAAGCTACCGTAAAGGTATTTGATAGCAGTAACCGTTTAATAAAGCAGGGCGTAGGAACTAAATCTGAATCTAAAAAGGACTTTGCGGATTTTATAGAAAAGGCTGAAACTGGGGCCATTGGCCGAGCTATCACCATGTTAGGGTACGGTACTGCATACGCGCTCGCAGACTTAGACGAAGGCGGACGCATTATCGACAGTCCAGTAGTTAATGTTCGTAAGCAAGAAGTGAAATCGGAAATACTGTCCGCCCCTAATAGTCCCGCAGCTAACTCTACCGTTGAAGTTACAAGTACAGTAAGCCCTACGGCAGAAGGCGTTACCAAGCCCGTCGCTACAAAAAGGGCAATGTTTCAGAAGCCTGGCGCCGCTGCAGCAGTGCCTAGCTCAGATGAGTGGTCATGAAAACTCGCAAACAACCACGACCGGATTTCGAAACAGTATTGACGGCTACGGCGGTAGTAATAACACTAGTATATGTAGTTTATAAGGCAATAACCATTTAAAGGAGAATAATAAAATGGCTAAGTATAAAACAATTGGATCTGTGATTAAATCAAAAGACTTCGAAGTGACTAAAGAAGCTTATATTAAGATTAAAGAGGATGTTACGCTCAAGGCTGGCTCTTTCGTAAGCCTTGTTAATCCAAGAACCCTAGCGGATAAACTCGCTGGAAAGGTGTCAGACGAGGTACTCGAAAAGATTAGAGAGCGTGGCGAAAAGACACCAAGCTTCATAATGTTCGAATTGCAGGTTAAAAATGAGGAGTAAGTCTAAGGCCTATAGAAAGTCTAAGAAATTTAGGGTAATGCTGTACCTTGTCGACGGCAATATCTTTTTTGTAGAGCTTAATGCCACCTCGGCTAGCGCAGCGGTGGCTAAGTTACATAAGCGCAATTTAGTGAAGATAGAGAATGTAACAGATGCGTTCGGGTCAGAAGTTTTTCTGAACACTGCCACTATTATCAGCGCCAGTGTAGTAGAGATTAGCAATAATAAGAGCACTAATGAAAGGATTAGCAATGTATAATAAAATCGTATTAGCTGGAAACTTAGTTCAAGATCCAGACGTAATTAATTTACCTGATCAGTCCATGGTTAAAATTCGAGTAGCCACTAACTTCGGGCGTGGCGAAAAGAAAGAGACTGAATACTTTAATGTGAAGATGTTTGGTAAATTGGCAGATACGTGTAAGAAGTTTCTTACAAAAGGTAAGGCGGTAATCGTAGAGGGGCGAGTTCAGACTCGTACTCACGAGGGTAAGAGTTACGTAGAAGTGCTTGCCGACGACGTTCGTTTTATCTAATATAGGAGCTAAGATGAAATACAAGATTTTGCTGGCAGCAATGCTGGCGTCATGCGGATCACCGCAGACTCAGCTATTGCCAGGAATTAATGGTATAAACGGGGTAGATGGTGCCGATGGAGCTGACGGTGTAAATGGGCTAGCTTTAATTAGCCAGGCCAGAACAGCTACTGCACTGGAGTGCCCGTCCTCTACTGGAACCGCAATAGACGTGTACCAAGATACGGACTCTTCTGGAACAGTGAGTGCCGGAGATGTATTCCAGTCCGGACTAGTCTCCTGTAACGGCACAGACGGTAATAATTCAGTGGCTTCAGTAACGTCGTTCAACTTCACTAACCACGTCTCGTGCTTTGATCTAGGGAATAACTTTAGCGCTAAAAAATCATCCACCACTGCCAATGACGTTAGGATCTACCCAAACAGCAGTTGTTCGGGATCACACGTAAATTCATTAGCCGAAGGTAGCGACGAAGTATTCCAAGTAACAGATAACATGTTATTGATACTAGAGGGTAATAACTCCGGGACCATCGCGCCGTTGACTATTAGGCGAATTCTGTTTAACCTGTAAGTATACCGCACTAAACAAAGGAGATAATATGACTGATGATAAAACAAGCGCGCCCGAAGTTGTGGAGCCTAGCTTAGAGGCGCCTGCAATAGATCTAGCTAACGTAGATTTCTCAAATCCAGATAACATTCCCAAAGAAGTGTTAGATATGCCGGTATTGATGCCTCCTAAGCGGGTGATTCATTCATACGCCTCAAACTTTAAACTTCGCCTATCTAATCCCTTTAGATTGAATCTTAATCCTACAAGGAAGATTAGCCGAAGCTGGTATAAGGGGCAACTTATTACCTCAGACGAGTACTCTAAGATTTCGTTCGAAGAAGCCTTTGCAGATCGAAACATTATTAAGAGAGCTAAGTAAACTTAAGGCACTAACTTTACATATAGGAGCGGACTGTGCAAGTGAATTACGTACGACTTACTAAAGGACTTTCAGATTACGGTAAACTTATCCCCCCTAATGAGATCTCTAAGTTCATTAAGGATTATAATAGCGATTACTATAGAAGTGTCTATCGCTACTCAGAGAATCAGTTTAACGAGTTTCAGAAGACTAAGACCGTAGCCGGTATAGTCGATGTAGTCACTCCTAGCTTAGTGTTCGACTTTGATAGTAAGGACGACACAGAGCAAGCTAGAAAGGACACAGTAGAGCTGGTATCTAGACTAATTAGCTTAGGCGTCGCTAGAGACCAGATGCTTGTATCCTATTCAGGCTCTAAAGGCTTTAGTGTAGAATTAGAAACTGTTCACTCCTTTACGCCCACTCAATTAAAAAATGTAGCCCAGAACTTAGCCACTGGACTAAATACGCTGGACACTAAGATCTATAATGCGTCTAGGGTATTTCGCGTCCCTTATACTAAGCACCCCGCCACTGGGCTGTACAAACTCCCTATTAGCATCGAACAGTTAAGCGAGTTTAATATGGACCAGATTAAGGAGCTGGCTAAGAACTTGGATAACGCAGCCTCTCCTGCCGTAGACGGCGTAGAGCTTCCTCAGGCCATTCTAGCGCTCGCTAATAGCGCCCCAGAAGTTACGCCCATCGCCGAGGTTGGTGACATCGATTACTCTAAAAAAGAACGCGGCATGCCCTCCTGTAAGTATCGCATCCTAAATGGGGACTTCCCATCTGGTAATCGCAATAACGCGCTAATGGCTTTAGGCGCACATTACAAATCTAAAGGCGTGCCAAAAGAAGTTAATTATAGAATCCTGAAGGGTGCAGCCGAACTTCAAGGTAGGCGTTATAACCAAACGCCGTTCGATAAGACTGAGATCTGGAACAATATTATAGAAGTGCTGTACGGCCCTCACTGGAAAGGTGCCACGTACTCTTGCGCAGATCATGACTGGTTAAAGGCTATTTGCCCTACCGGTGGCAAGTGTAGCGGTAAGGCTAAGAAAGAGTTTGTAACGATTGACTCAGTGTCAGACATCTTCTCTAACTACGCCACTAACATCGATAAAAATACTATTAAGACTGGAATAGATACTATTGATGATAGTATTAGACTACAGACCCACAGTCACGTAGTTATAGCGGGTTCGAGTGGCTCAGGCAAATGTCTAGGTAAGGGGACCTTAGTACTAATGTACGACGGTAGTACTAAGGTAGTCGAAGACGTTAAAGTAGGCGACTTGCTTATGGGAGACGATTCTACTCCTCGTACCGTATTGTCGCTAGCAAGAGGTTCTGAAACGTTATATAAAGTGAGCCAAGAAGATGGAGCAGACTACATAGTAAACGAGTCTCACATTTTGTCCTTAAAGTGTACTAATGATCAGCAACACAAGGCCACTAAGACTTATATCGCTAATAGAGTAGTAGATATTTCAGTTAAAGAGTACCTAAATGCAAGCGGTAAATTCAAAGAGTGCTTTAAAGGATACAAGGCGGCTGTTGAATTCGAAGAAAAATCGCAACCCATTCCTGCTTATCTTATGGGATACTGGCTAGGCAACGGCAGCAAATCAAAACCTCAAGTGAGTATGCATGCGAAAGACGTGGAAGTTTTGGAGTATATTAAAAACTACGCCACAGCTAAGGGTTATAAGTTTAACGCTGCGCGCGAGTCGGAGAATGGAGTATCCGTATATTTTTACGGGAATAAAAACGAATTCGTTAATACGCTTAGAGAACTGGAGCTTGTAAATGATAAGCACGTCCATAGGATATATCTAACGGGATCTAAGGCGCAGAGGTTAGATTTAATCGCAGGCTTATTAGACTCTGACGGGCACTACGATCCCAATAAAAATACTTTTGAATTCACATCCTCGGATGAGCGACTTATGCAGCAATTTCAGTGGCTATGTCGCTCCGTAGGGTATAAGTGTACCTATAAGAGAGAATTAAAGCATTACAGATCTTTTACTAAAGGAAAACTCTACGAAGGGGATGCAGTTGCTTATAGGGCTTATCTAACTGGGGACAGATTAGATCTTATACCGAATAAGCTTGCAAGAAAAAGGGCCGTAGCTCAGATTAAACAGAGATATCAAGACTGCACTAAAATCTCACTAGAGAATATAGGTTTTGGAGAGTATTTTGGGTTTGAGATTGACGGTAATAAACGATTTGTGCTGGGCACAGACTTTACAGTCACACATAATACTAGCACTATTCTAAATATTTTAAACAACGCCAGTAAAGCTGGTCTAAAGGCAGTCATGGGCAGCATGGATATGGGGGCCCCACTAATCTACCAAAAGCTGGCCCAGAAAGTAAGCGGACTAACTGATAAGAGGCTCTACGATATCTTTAAGAACAAAGATCAGAAGCGCATCAAAGAAATCCAGCAAAAGATCATGGAAGAGTACAAGAACGTATTCTTCGACTTTAGGTCTGGAGTAGAGATTGGTGAGCTTAGAGAAAATCTACTGGCCATGAAGGACCAACACGGCTCCGATCTTAAACTCGTAGTGTACGATTTCATTAATCGAATTCGAGGGCCCTATTCCGATGAGACGGCTAATCTAGCTTATATCGCCCCCAAACTATCGGACTTAGCTAACGAGACTGAAACGCTTATTATTAGCTTAGCTCAGATTGCAAGGTCTAAGGGCGGCCCTGCTACACCTCTTACAGATAGCCGAATTGCTAAAGGATCTTCCGCTATTGAGGAATCCGCTACGGTACTGTTTGGCCTGTGGAGGCCTGGCTATAATAAAGGCGATCAAGATAAGTATCTTCGCATTGCAGCCTTAAAGACGCGCATGGGTAAAGAGTTTTCTGTGGGGCTTGGCTGGGATGGCATGACTGGTAACATTCGCTCGCTTAGCTCCGAGGAAGAAGCAGACTTAGAGATCTTAGAGACAAAGGACACTGAAAAAGACGGGTGGGGCAACTTCTAGTTGCTCTGTAAGCTATTCTAGTGTAATATAAAAGTGAGGGGAGATTATCATGCAAAAACTTAGAAGATACCTTATTATTAGCGCTGGCGTATTAGCCGGCTTATTTCTTATCGCAGGAGGCGCGGGCCTTTATAAAGCAGGGCGAATCAGCGGATCAGTTTATGGGTGCCTGAAAATGGCAGAACTTGTAATGCCGCCCGCAATGCAGCCCGAATGCGGATTTGTAGAGGACGACCTTGCACTATCTTTTATTAATCCGTTTACGCGTAGCCGAGCCACAGTAAACTTAGAAACTCAAACAGAAATATTACCTGAATAGGTGTGCCATGACTAAGCCTCTTTACGAGCTTAATCTCCCGCCAGCTTCTTGGTTCATAGGACAATACGTTAGAATTGTCACCACTATGGAAGAGCAGGATGGTATGGGCGAAGTTATTGGAAGAGTTCAAGTAGTCGGTCTGGTAGTAGACAGCGACAGCATGTATTTGACATTAGGCGAATTCTCGCCGCTTGAAGAAACTCCCATAGCCCACATGGCCATTAAACATTCAGATATTCAAATGATATCTTTAGCCAGCCCGGACGATTCTGATATAGAAGACGAGCCGGCTAAGCGCAACTTAAACTGAATATGATCCCTATTAACGGTAAGCTGATTACTAATACGGCGGACCTCTTAGCCATTAAAGACGAGCTAATGGCCGCCGAATTATTAGCGCTAGATACAGAGTCTGATGGGGTAGGGCGATTTGCCAATGTAATAGGCGTATCCATGGCTACTTCGCCAGACACCGGCTATTATATCCCTATAACGCTCTATAAGCCCGATAGCGGCCTTTTTAGACCATGGACCGACTCAGCCTACCAGGTATTAGTATCAACGCTTATAGACGTTTTTACGAAGTCTAAACGGTTATTACTACACAACTGTACGTTTGACGCCAAAGTCATCCAAAACACCTTTGGGATTGACATCCTCCCTTACATCCTAGCCGATACTGCCCTAATCTATCACACAGCTATAAATGAGGAAGGCCCTTTTGGGTTAAAAAAGTTAGCTGTCCTGCACCTAGACCCAGATGCTGACAGTCCACAAGACGATCTTAAGCAGTCAGTGATAGCCAATGGAGGGTCTTGGACTAAGAAACAAAAGGACTTCTACCGCGGGGACTGGAAGCTCTTAGGCCACTATGCTATTTACGACGTAATCTACACTAGACGACTTTATGACATGTTCTGGCCGGCTATTGCCAAAGACCCTAAGCTTATTAAGCTGTGGAACGAGGAAGTATATCCATTAATTGAAGTCACATACCAGCTTAATACCACAGGGGTACGTATTAATGTACCTTATTTTGAGAAGCTTAAGCTAGACATGTTAGACAAGATCTCCAACCTCGAATCTGAGATATTTGCGTTAATAGACGATAAGTTGACCGAGTATTCACGCGATAAGATACGAAAAGGCGTGAATATTACCCCTAGATCAGACTTTGGAAAGTTTTTAGCCTTGAATAATTTGTGGCCCTGGAAAGACAATTCCGAGATTCACAATAAGGCCATGATGCATTGGTACAAAGATAAGCACGGCACTAACAGGATTTTCAACCTAGATAGCGGAGACGACAAGGCCTATCTACTATTCGACATATTAAAGTTACCCTCTAATAAGACTACTAACTCAGGCAAGCGTAGTACATCTAAGGACGTGCTAGATGAGCTGGCCGCCCAATATGAAGATAGCAGCATAGTATTAAAACTACTCCGGGAAAGATCTAAAGAGAAGAAGCTCTTGTCTACGTACGTTGAGCCTATTTTACAGACCCACATAAATAGCCGAATATATCCAAGCTTTAACCAGGTAGGCACAACATCAGGCCGTTACAGTTGTGGCGGCGATTCCATAAATCTACAGACGCTTCCAAGAGAAGACACTAGAATTAAGGCAGGATTTATTCCCGATGACGGTAACGCTTTTGTTGCTATCGATTATAGTAGCCTAGAGCCACACATCTTTTCTAACGAAAGTGGCGAGACTGTGCTAATTGATACCATGAATAATAATCTAGATTTTTACAGCTCTATTGCCGTAAACGTTCTAGGATTGAAGAATGTATCTGCTAACCCTAAGGACGAAAATTACCTCGGTAAAGTAGATAAGGAAAAGCGTCAGTGGATAAAAGGCATAGCATTATCGATACCTTACGGAGCTTCCGCGGGTCGGCTTTCTCAAATGATGCGCATAGACTATGACGAGGCTCAGGAAGTCTACGACAAATATCTTAAAGCATTTCCGGTACTAAAGAAATGGATGGATAGGTCTGAACTAGATATGAAGAAGTATGGCTATGTTGAGAGCATAGTAGGAAGGCGTAAACGAAACGCGACCATTCATAAACTGTATTCTAAGTACGGCGTGCGAAACTTTAGCAAAATGACGTGCTTTCAAATTATGGATAAACTAGGCGAGATTGATGGAATACAGGACGGTAAGTCACTATATCTTGAGTGTCGTAACGCACTTAACGTAGCTAAGAACCATAAGATTCAGAGTTTGGCGGCCAGTGTCTGTAATCAGGCTATGATAGACTTCTCTATCAAAAATAAAGAACTAGGCCTAGGGGCTTCCATAATGCTCAATGTCCATGACGAGATCATACTCCAAGTGCCCGCAGCGGGCGCGCAAAAGGCTTCCGAGGTATTAGCGCAGTGTATGATAGATAATAAAGTGGCTAATATGTTGAGAGTAAAGCTGAAGGCCACCCCCGCTATTACTACCCAGAGTCTTGCACAAGCTAAATAACAGTGCTAAAATGGGTGCATGAGTGACGATAAATCTCAGCCATTTGACTATAACGGTCTATTTGAGGCCGGAGAAATGTTGAGCGAAGAGCTAGCGTTTTATCGTGTGCCGGTAAGGGATATAAAAGAGAAGTATGGGACTCTTAGATGCTATACGGGGCTAGGCTGGTACTCCCTACATAGCATAGTGTATCCGAGATATGTGTATAGTCAGTTCCCTAAATGGTTATGGACCTTCGACTTGTTTTACGGTAGCCGCATACTATACTGGTCAGGCTTGACATACTTGAGCACTAAGCTGCACATGTGGACATACCGCAGAGCCTATGCTAAAGTTGTAAAAAAATTCCCGCACCTAAGAGAGGCTATACTAGTGGCAGCGGATTACGAGGAACTATTAGAAGGTTTATGAGGGGTGAAATGAAATGAGCGAACAAGATTGGACTGAGAAAAAGGCTATAAAGATTGTGTCTAACTATTTCACAATCCCCAAAGGCACTGATTCTAAGCCAGAGTGCATGATTCGAGATATCGCCCAAGCCCTTCGAGAAGCACAAAAGATTGAATTGCCCGAGCCAACAGACATTCAAGCGATTCGAACTCTTGTTGGGTATGAAAGACAAAAAGATGGTACCGACAAAAAGAAGCTATACGTCGACTATGATTGGCTGAAATCCTACATAGAATCGAGGCGGAGATGAGAATTTTCATTAAAATCGTTTTTATATCTTATGTTATTATGTCTTTATTTGCGTTTGTAGTTGGTCTTTTTGACGCTAATAAAAATGGTAGCACAAATCCCAATTATACATGGAGAGCTGATTGTCTTCGCACACCGTCTAGAATTCAAAAAGCATTTCCTGCTTATAAATTAGGATGTTATTTGGGAGGAGCTGCTGGTGCTCCTTATTATTACCAAAATAAGGGTAAAGAAGTTTTGGGTGAATTATGAGCACCCTGGAATCCCTGCTAAAAGATCTTGAAGAAAAAGCTAATGCTGCGGCTCCAGGACCTTGGACTGTGAGTTTAAATAGTGATGACGGTGACGAGGCTTGGGTGTCAGGTCTTCGTACAGGATATGACGGAGAATTTGATTTAGCAGACGCCGAATTCCTTGCCGCCGCAAATCCCGACACAATCAAAAAGCTTATTGCCGTGATTAGACTGCAAAAGGAAACAATTGAAAAAATGAATAAAGCATTGAGTGAAATGAATTTTTATTCAATGCCCGCAACAGGTACAGATTATTTTACGTTTAAGGATCAGGAAAGCAACAAGGCGGGAGAGGAAGTTAACATTCTTGCGAAACGTCACTTTGAACCTTTTAAAAATGACCAAGCGACTTCTTTTTTATCTGCTCTATCAAAACTTAGAGCAACGTTTAAAAACTGCGAAAAGATTGTGAGTGGAACATGAGCGAACAAGATTGGGCTGACAGGAAAGCCGATGAAGTTGTGGGAAAAATTTTAAGCAAGGCAATTGGACTGGAAAGTTGGGACAAAGAAGATTGGTCTGTAATGAAGTTAGAAATTATAAAATCTCTTCGCGAAGCCCGCAAGATTGAATGGCCCGATAAGACCGCGTCCTATAATTCCTTCATAAAAGAATATTCAAACTTCCCGTCCCAAGATAACGAAGGTTACACCCCAGACAGGGACGGATTTAAGGCTGGGTGGTTCGCCTGTCTCCACTGGCTTACCGCCCATATAGAGGATAAACGAAAATGACAATGCCTGACGAACGATCTTACGCTGTACTCAAGACTAGGGCCTTCCTTAGGGCGCTTATCGATAAATCGGCTACTCCTGGGGTTCCTACGATAATTAGGGACATTGCTTATAGATGTTTAAGGCACTACCCGGGTAGCTATCATATAAACGAGGCTGCAAAAGTGGCCGAGAATGCCTTTGGCCCGCTAGACAGTAAAGTAGAGGAGGTATTAAGGCAACCCCCCGACCAGATATTTTACAGGCTAACTGAACTCAAGCGAGCTAAAAAAAAGCCGCGCAAACAGCAAAGAAAGTCCGTTAAATGAAAAAGCTTGACCTAAGATTTGGAAATCCAGCATTTATTCAAGAATTAACTGATGCTCAGTACTACGGCACGATATCATCGGCTAACCAGTCCTACGATCATACGGCACCGCAAAAGGATTTAATAGAGAGCATCCTGTCATTGCATGAGCAAGTTGGCAATGTACTAAATATACACGACTATGACGTGGTAATCTCTAATGGTGCAAGTCAAATGCTGACGGCTGTATCGAGGGCTATGCCAGTAGGCGTATATATTCCATTTTGGTCTAGGTTTAGGTACTTAGTAGAAGACATGCAGGTATTCACAAGAGAGTTTCCCCACGACCACAATAACCCTAATTTACACAAGCTAATGGTAACCTACCCTAATAATCCTGATGGTAAGCTATCTGCGATAGTTAACGAAGCTAAGGTAGTGGATGCGTCTTACCATTGGCCTACGTTTTACAGGCCTGACGAAAAACTCGTACCCCTGAATAATGACGTACTAATTTTTAGTTTTAGCAAGCTGTCCGGAATGTCGTCAGTTAGGCTAGGTTGGGCACTAGTTAAAAAGGGCGTCACTGTAAATAATCACGAAGATTTAGCTAAAGTTATCTCTTCTCATATTGAAATGAGTACATGTGGAGTAAGTCCACTAGCTCAGCAGGTAGCCGTGGAATTCATAGAGGGCGTTCTTATAGAAATGCAAGTGGGGAGTTCCATACTCGATAGAGCACGAGAGGTTCTTAACGATCGTATTAACGAATTTTATCAGGCGTACCCTACCCATATTTATGGAGAGCAGCGAGGGATGTTCGCTTATATCAAGGACCCTACCGATACGCTAGACCAGATCGGGGTAGAGTATTATAGGGGGCGAGATTTTGGAGACTCTGATAGTTATATTAGGTTAAATATCGGCGGCTCCGCACAGGAGTTTCGGGAGTTGATGGCCAGGCTGTTACTTAGAGCCGTTACCGCTGGAGGGGTTTAGCGTACCGTTAAAGTAACTGGCCGCAGTATGGCAAAAGACTACGTCTTGTGGCGGCAACGGCACTGTAAAATTGTACTGCTTGGCGCGACCTAGTCCGCAGCCCAGTAGATAAGCTCTTTCTACATTTTTAGCCATGTAGTAATAAGTAAACTCGCCGCCTACCGTATAGGCTATAAGTAACAATAACGCTGCTACAATAGTACCAAGAACGCTTCTCATTACTTTAACCCTGAATTACGTTTCCATGCATCAAATCTAGAAAGAGTCCGTCTAAGCTCTTCCGACCTATCTTGTGCAGTATCAGACAATGTATCGTCGTAGAGCACTTTTATATAGTAATCCTTATCCGAAGCTGAACAATGACCCCACACAACAGTCCACTGATTGTCAAGCTTAAGGAGATAGACTGGCGGGGCCATCGATTCAGCGCTCATAACTATTCCCTATTCTTATTAAGACGCCTAGCTGCATCGAAGAAAGCCGCTTCGTATATAGCCGCCTCTCTAGGAGTCAGGCCGCCGTTTTTTTGATTAAACTCTACGATAGCAGTCTCAAATATCTTCTCCACTGCAAACTTAGAAACTCTAACAGACGGACCACTAGAGAGCATGGAAGCTGTAAGCTCCAAGGTAAACTTAAATCTATCGTACATATAATCCCTGAATTCTAATTCTGAGCCGCCAAAACTAAGCATATCCGCCATTAAGTTAGTAGACTGCATAGCGATCCATTCGTCTATTTCTTGCTTAGTCATTATTTACCCTCACTATTGGCTTTGCGTTTTGAGTCCCAATAAGCTTGGGCATCTACTATCTTATCCTCGTCTACTGTAAGACGTACCGTATTAATGATTACCCAGTGCCTAGTGCCAGAATCGCTTTTAGCCGGACGTTCATATCTACCACCCACATCTCGGCGCTCCCCGTTTATCATAAAATCCAGCACGATAATATCCTGACACTCTCTAAAGCTCATTTAGGCACTCCTTCTATAGTCAGACTAGCTTAGATTTGAACTTCTGTAAAGACTCAATTATATCTTTAATATTTTGAGGTAGACTAGACTGGCCCTCAATGTCCTGAGGGCGAGCTAAGGCCAGCACTATTTTATCAGTAAATTCTAACTTACGTACGGCGGTTGATGCAATAGTCCCTAGGCATATAACGCATTTAAACGGCTGTAGTTCAACGTTTAGAACGTCTAAGGCATTTGCCCGTTCTTCAGAAGAAATCCTCTCAGTGGGGCTTATAGAGCGTTTAATGACACTTGTAATACGAAAATCGTACCCTAATAGTCCTGCGGCCTCTAGCCACATGCTAAACTGTCGACCAGGGGCTGTTTGAGTTATAGGATGAGCTATGCCAGCATCGCCAACGAAATCTTGAAGTACGACTATAAATTTAGGGGCACAGTTTAGCTCAGTTTGCATATTATTTAACTTCTATCTCATAGGGAATTCCCAGCACGTCCCATGCATTGTTTGGTAATTGTAGGAATCTTCCGCTCTCATCTTGGAATAAGCTTGCTGAACTGGCTTCTAGGTTCTTATGCCACTTAACTAGTCCTACCATATTTTCCACTAGCTTTAGTTCGCGAGCTTTGCCGGTAACGCCAGTGTATTTTATTACTGTAGTTTTCATGGTCTAGGTAGCCTTTTTGCAGGGTTCTTTAACAGTTTTGCGTGATACCCCATCATCGACCAGTTTTCTAATGATTGTCTGCCATTTAGATAGTCCGGCCCAGTAGCCGGTTCCTGGGGCCAAAAGTGGGCAATGTTTCTAAGGACCATTACAGCATCTTGCCTTTCTTTTTCAGTAAGGACCCCAGCATTCCACGCCATAGCGTAGAAGAACGCATTAATATTGTTTTGCGGCGCAATTTCTACAGCTACCCTTCGAATAGCTCGTCTATTCAGAGGAGATGAGTATAAGTGTTCCATAGCGGTTAGATTAAGTAAAGTGATGTGATGGTCGTAATAAATTAAATGTTTATCATTATAGATCACTGGCTCTATCCACCATAGCCACCCGCCCATTAAAATAAAGTGGATAAAGTATACTAGGTGCCAAACTCCGCCGAACTCTTTTCGCATAAGCGCAAGCAAGGAGGCCGAGCTATAGTAGTTAGGTCCAAAGGCCGGCTGAGATAGATTCTTATAACCATCAAATGTGTAATTAATGCCGCTACTAGAACTACGGGCTGAGACCATACCATTATGGTGTGCTAATCCTAAACAATGCTTCAGATAGTGCAGACCTATCTTCTTTAGCTCTTGTTTGGGCCCGCCAAACATAGTGTAACTGTACACCCAGCTAGTGAGACAATCTCTAGAGACGGGATTAGGGTCGGTCTGTACCGGATACATGCGTTCCAAGGAGCCGTCAGCCCTTACTAGTCTTCGTAGACCTTCGCTAGCAATAGTCATAGGCTTATACGACCAGGTACCGTAGTGGACTAGTGCGGTATGGTCGTCTTTACTGTCTGTAAACACCTCGTTTCGCATTTTAGTGATCGCGCCAAGATCTATAATTTGTTCTAAACTTCTAGGGCCGTCTGTGGGTACCTTAAACGATGTGCCTATTTTACCCCGCCATTTTTTACGAAAAAGTATAATAGCTACTGGATATAGTAAGTACAGTAGCCACTGAATTGGGAGACCGACTGTGATAAATAGTAACCATCGTAATGCTGCGCTCATTTCTTATTCTCCTTAATAACATTCTCTAAATACTTCACGACAGGTAGGTGCCCGTTATTCGCCGCCTCGCGTAGCGCCCAGTCGTCACCGGCCCTAACGTCAGCGCCCTTTTCGACGAGGTACTTCACGACGTGTAGGTGTCCACTCTCCGCCGCCACGCGTAGCGCCAAGTCGTCATGAGCCCTAACGTTAGCGCCCTTTTCGATTAGGTACTGCACGACGTGTAGGTGACCGTTAAACGCCGCCCAGTGTAGCGGCGCGTCGCCTAGGGCCCTAACGTCAGCGCCCTTTTCGATTAGGTACTGCACTACGGATAGGTGCCCTTTACGAGCCGCCCCGCGTAGCGCATACTTGCCGCTGTCCCTAACGTCAGCGCCCTTTTCGATTAGGTACTGCACTACGGCTAGGTGCCCATTCTCCGCCGCCCAGCGTAGCGCCGCGTCGCCTAGGGCCCTAACGTCAGCGCCCTTTTCGATTAGGTACTGCACTACGGCTAGGTGACCGTATCGGCTAAACACGATCAAGTCGTTGTCAAGGTCGTTTTGACACTTTACTGCTAACATACTCATTTCTTCTTTTTATTTACTCGTTTTTTATCGTCGACTAAGCTAAAGTCGTAATCTTCTAACGTTCTATCTATAAACTCAACTAGTTCTAGCGCAGTTCTTGGCGTTAGTCGTACAGTGACTGATTCATGCCCTACCGTAAACACTTCGCCTATAGTCTTAGTTTCGAGATCTTTCTCATTACGGAAAGTTAGGCGAAAGTGGTCGCCTATTCGACTCGTAGTAAACGACGCACTAAGTTTTTTAGTTTGCATATCATTGACCTTTCTTAATAACATTCTTTAAATACTGCACTACGGCTAGGTGCCCGTTACGAGCCGCCCAGCGTAGCGCCTCGTCGTCCTGGGCCCTAACGTTAGCGCCCTTTTCGACGAGGTACTGCACTACGGCTAGGTGCCCGTTATACGCCGCCTCGCGTAGCGCCTCGTCGTCACGGGCCCTAACGTTAGCGCCCTTTTCGATTAGGTACTGCACTACGGCGAGGTGACCGTTATTCGCCGCCCAGCGTAGCTCATAGTCGTCTTGGGCCCTAACGTCAGCGCCCTTTTCGACGAGGTACTGCACTACGACTAGGTGCCCGTTATACGCCGCCCAGCGCGGCGCATAGTCGTCACGGGCCCTAACGTCAGCGCCCTTTTCGATTAGGTACTGCACTACGTCTAGGTGACCATTCTCCGCCGCCCGGCGTAGCGCCTCGTCGTCACGGGCCCTAACGTTAGCGCCCTTTTCGACGAGGTACTGCACTACGGCTAGGTGACCGTTATACGCCGCCTCGCGTAGCGCCAAGTCGTCTAGGACCCTAACGTCAGCTCCCTTTTCGATTAGGTACTGCACTATGGCGAGGTGACCGTAGCGACTAAACGTGATTATATCATTGTTAAGATCTGTTTGAGTATTTGTGCCGCGCATTTATCATTTCCCAAGAAAAGCTTGATAACTTCCCTGCTCATTGCAGGTCTTTATCTGAGCTTCAGTAAGCTTAATCTTATCAGCGCGTTTGCACTTTGCGCAAGCTAGAGATATTTCATACTTATCGTCAGAGTAGCTAAAAAATTGACTAGTAGAGACCGGGGTCTGGCAATAGTAACAAGTACTGCGAAGTTCTTCTGTTTTAGGCGTGCCTGAAAAAGGATTCGAAGTTTTAGCAAAGGGCCAACCATCATCCTCATCGCTAATAAATCCCAAGAACGGGGCCATGCGCGCATACGAATCAGTAACGCCCCAGTGCATACAGGCCACTTCACAATTAGTAAAGCTGATACTTGGCTCAGAGCAGTAACCTCTAGCCAAAATAGCAGCTACGACATTACTAACCTCTTCGTCATTAAAAATTGCGTATGTGCTGCGCATCAGGCCGCTCTCATCCTTATTGGCCCAAAAAATTACTTGACCTGAACTAGTGGGGTACTGAATTACTACTATTCTAGTCTTAGGTGATTTCTTAAGACTGCGTATGATATAATTACTCATCACTAACCTCGGATAATGCGTCTATAAAGTTAACTACGTTTAAGTCTACACAAGCCTGTATCTCTTCTGGGGTACCGTCAGGTAACGTGTCTCTACAGTAACGCTCGAAATACTGCTCTAATTTGGATATATCTACTTCGTGCCTAACAACTACAGGATCGCTAACTGTCCTGACTGTAATCTCCCCGCAACCTAATAAGGCGGCTAGCCCTAAGTATCTAATATTCATATTCCTCTCCATTATCAGTGAATAATTCGTCTTTAATCTGATAGTAGTGCTCATTCATTATAAAATCAATCTCATCGTCAGGTACATCAAAGCCGCTAGAAATGTACACGGCCCTGAGCACATCTAAATTATCCACGGAATCGCCGTATATCACGATGTCCACTAAGTTGCCGTTACTATCTTTAGCTATCATGTAAATCTCCTTTAAAATCTTAAATTGAGCTGCTATAATATAGCTACCATGAATTCTTTCTCAGAGCAAGATGAGTTCGAGCTTTTTTTAGCCGAGTTGACTAATTCAGCGTATTGTCGTGCCGTATTCAATTTAAATTACGATAGCGCCCCGAAGCGGCTATCTGAGTTATTATGGGAAGCTTCTATTATCGAAGAGTCTTCGTGTACCCCTATATTTGCAATGCGCTCTAAACGTATACCATACTTTACGCTATTAGACCGTAATAGTCTAGTTACTGGTTACTACGGCGAATCTCTAGTAGAGGTCTGACTGTGAGTATACTGAATTTTTATCTGGGGCTTTACCGAACAATGTTCGAGTCTCCACTCGAGTAAGGACGCACTGTTTTTCTAAAAACGCACCAAACTCCTTTTTAAGAATAGCCCTAGCGTCCTGCTCAGTATCCCCAAACGCTGACACTTCCTCTAAGATATCACCCAAGAACTCGAACTGATAATCATGTTCGGTGGTAGTTACGTCGAATATGAATAATGATTTAATCTGTTCCATTTAGAAATCCCTTCCGTATTTAATTACTACGGTCTTATTGGATAGAACCCCTACTCCTATACTAGCGTTATCTTGAATCTTTCTTAAATAATCTACTCCGATTACCGGACGTATCTGCTCTGCTACTGTGGCCTTGCCTATACGAAAGCCGTCCGAACCCTGTCCCATACTGAGCATTAAAGTATTTTGCCTAGCCCTATCCTGCTGACAAGCTGCTGTCACTACTTTAGTTATAACTTCGGTAATGACCTTAGTCTCGGTCTTTATTACCTCTTTCGTAATTGTTACTGGATTAGACTTCAAGGATTCGATTTCGGCGGATAGCTTCGTAATTGTAGTCTGAAGTTCTTCATTAACTCTTTTATTAGCTAAGTTAGCCATAGCCGCGTCGTAAAGCGCTACCCGGAGTCCAAAGGATAGCAATAATATAAGCACTAAGCCTACTATGATAATAATTCCTTTAATCTGTTTCATTCATTAACCTTTCTTAATAACGTTTTCTAAATACTTTACCACGTCTTCGTGACCCCTCGCCACCGCCCAGCGTAGCGCATAGTCGTCACGGGCCCTAACGTCAGCGCCCTTTTCGATTAGGTACTGCACTACGGCTAGGTGCCCTTTACTCGCCGCCCAGCGTAGAGCCTCGTCGCCACGGGCCCTAACGTCAGCGCCCTTTTCGACGAGGAACTGCACTACGGCTAGGTGACCGTAGCGCGCCGCCTCGCATAGCGCCTCGTCGTCCTGGGCCCTAACGTTAGCGCCCTTTTCGATTAGGTACTGCACTACGGCTAGGTGCCCGTAGCGCGCCGCTCCGCGTAGCGCATAGTCGTTATCAGCCCTAACGTCAGCGCCCTTTTCGATTAGGTACTGCACTACGGCTAGGTGCCCTTTACTCGCCGCCCAGCGTAGAGCCTCGTCGCCACGGGCCCTAACGTCAGCGCCCTTT